GAGCGCTTGCATGGCATGCAAGAGGTCACCGGTTCGATCCCGGTAATCTCCACCAATGAAGAGCAAAACGAACACGAGGTCACCATTCAAATGGTCGGCAACGTGTTCGTTTTGTTTTGTGAGATTCCAAGCATTTAATCAAGTTTTAAGCAAGTTCTAAGCGAGATCGCACAAACAAAAAATGCCCGCACTTTCCATTTTGGATTGTGCGGGCATTTTCCTTTTTGTGTTAGAATTTTCCGTATTTCGGAAAAACTTGCCGAAATAGAGAGTTTCCTGCCAAAATGCAGACAAGCCGACCACAAATCGGCTAAAATCAGCAACAAAGGAGACCAAAGGCTATGATTAGGATTTTGCTGTCAACCCGCCTTGGCGAACGGCGGATGACACAGAGCGACCTTGCTCGTGTCACAGGGATTCGCAGTCAGACGATCAATGAGCTGTACCACGATTTTGCGGAGCGTGTAAATCTGGACGACCTCGACCTCATCTGTGAGGCACTGGACTGTGACCTCGAAGACCTCATTGTGCGAGAGCCCAACATCGAGCGCAGGGTCAAAGAGGTGCGTCATATCCCCCAGACCGTGAGCAAGTCTCGCAAGAAGTAACCCCCCATCTCCTGCCCGGATGCACGTTATGCGTCCGGGCTTTTTTCATCATTGCGCAGCTGGATGGTCTGCCCATCCGGCATGATGATTGCAACCTTGCCGCCGCACAGTTCTGCTGCCTTGATAAGGTCATCCGCCGACCAGCGGTTCATGCGCACCTTGTTGCTCATTGCCTGCTTGCTGCTCATACCGAGGACTTCAGCCAGATCAGTCTGCTTCTTCCCTGTCATGGAAAGCAGCCCCTTGATGATGTCCGACACTGTCATGTGTTCATCCACTCCTTTCATGTATAGGGTACACCAAAATCAATTACTTGTCAACCTCTTTTATTTCAAAGTAAATCAAAAAAGTTTATCGAAACTATTGACAAGTAAACCAAAAAGGTGTACAATGTAGATGTAAGGCAGAGAGCGAAAGCCCCTTACAGAAAGGAGTGAGGTGAATGGAAGACATGAACGTAACCAAGGCGTTGCTCAAAGCAATCCTCGAACTCATCGAGAAATGCGACACGCTGGAAGAGCTCCGTGAGAGCGTCAAGAAGATTATGGAAGAGTAAAAAAAGAAGACCAGCCACCGTCCAAAGCAACTGATCTTCAACACCGAACCAACGGCGAGCCGGGAGCCTTACCCCGGCCGCCCTCTATTTTAACAGAGTAAGGCCAGAAAGACAAGAGGGTAACAGCATGAAGTTCATTGACATTAACCGTGAGTTCACCGCCGCAGCCAGCAGCTACATGGCGCAGGGCTACTACATCAACGCCGGAACGATGGGCGGAAGCCAGGGCGAGGTCGCTCACATCGACCTCACCAACGGCGCCGAGATCATCCGGGTGCTGCTCACCACGTTCAACAACTACCTCGGTACTGAGGGCGTGGAGCTGATTGTCGGCCGGGTCAAGGACGACATCAAGCCCAATCGGGAAGACCGCTGGAGCACCGTCTGGAATGAGCGTCTGGAGGTCATCAGCAGCAAGAAGTTCTACCGTCTGAACAACCGCGCACAGGATGGATTCTACGGCACAGAGGAGGAAGCAAACGCCGCCGAGGAGAAGCGGTTTGACCGCTACAAGAGCCGCCGCAGCAATGACAGTGCGGTGGATGTGACCACAAAGGCCGCTCCGATGGTCAAAAAGTACATCCACGAGAAGTTCGGTGTCCGGCGCGTGAAGATGGACGACATCAAGGTCGTCAAGCACGGTGGCCGCTACACCGTCACCTACCACAAGCACGCTGCACAGCTGCACTAAGGGGAGGGCGCAAAGATGGTCACGATTCAGAGCCAGAACTTCGGCGTTGAGATTGAAATGACGGGCGTTTCCCGCGGAACAGCCGCCTCCGTCATCGCCAACTACTTCGGTGTCGGCGGTATCCACTTTGCAGGTGGTACCTACCAGACGTACGAGGCCAAGGATAGCAAAGGCCGCGTATGGAAGTGCATGAGAGACGGTTCCATCACTCCCCGGCGGCGCATAGGTGGTGCAATCGTAGAGGCAGACGATACCTACCGCTGCGAGGTCGTGACCCCGATTCTCCAGTACGAGGACATCACCGACCTGCAAGAGGTCATCCGGGCACTGGTCAAGAAGGGTGCCATGGCGAACAGCTCCTGTGGTATCCACGTCCACGTTGACGGTGCGAACCACACGCCCGAAAGCCTCTGCCGGCTGCTGAACTTCGCCACCGGGCGGCAGGATCTGTTCTACGAAGCCCTGCAAATCGGCAACCGTGCAGACCACTGGTGCCACAAAATCAACCCTGCCCTGTTCCGTGAAATGAAGAAGAACGGCCGGGCAAGCCGGAACGATGCAGAGCGCATCTGGTACAGCGTGGTGAATGACGGATATGATGGAGGCGTGGATTCTTCCCACTACAACAGCACCCGGTATCACGGAATCAACCTCCATGCATTCTTCACAAAGGGCACCGTGGAGTTCCGGCTGTTCAACGGAACCACTCACGCCGGCCGCATCAAAGCCTACGTCCAGTTCTGCTTGGCGATGAGCGCATGGGCTATCAACTGTGACCACGACAATCTTCATTTCAAATCCGTTGCCGGGTACACCCAGCAGCAGAAACACGACCTCATGCTCCGGGTGCTGACCAAGCGTCTGGGCATGAGAGGCCCGGAATTCAAGACCGCCCGGTTGCATCTCACCTCTGCATTTTTGACAGAGGCCGAGAGTGAAAATACCGCCGCCTAAAAACCGAAAAGCTGCGCTATCTGGCTATACGGGCATTTGGAGGATATGACAATGAAACTTTACAAATACTCCGGCACCATCGAGGAACTTGCCGTTGAACGCGGCCGAATCTCCTATATCAAACTCTTTGATGTGACCGACTTCGACAAAGCACCAACCAGACTGGAAGTCTTCGGTGCGCTCGGCAAGTACATTGAGGCCATCGAGTTAACCGATGCCGAAGAACGGTACATTAAGAGTGATTGGTACTTTGACAGCAACCTGTATCTGCGCCGCATTGAAGTCCCCGGCGTGGGCGATTGGCCGGCAAAGATTATCACCCAGTCGCCTGACGACATCGACCAGCTGGAGATCTTCGGAGAGCGGGAGTACATCGAAACCAGCAAGCCGAAGTCCATGCCCGGCGAGGAAATGAACCGCTGGCTGATGTGGGAACGCCAGAACATGAAGTAAGGGAGGAGCGCAAAATGCGTGTGGAAAGAAAGCCGAAAATCGGCGACACGATGTTCCATGTATGTGAACACTTCTACTACGTTCCGGAGCACGCGGCCCCGTTGAATGAATACTGTGTCTGCGAGGCCACAGTTGTGGGGTTTCTGAAAGGTGGGTACACCGAGGTGAAGCTGGTCGGGAAAAATCCGGGAGGCTTCAATACGCCCTATCACTACAAGATGGCCGAGGTCGGCAGCAAGGCGTTCTTTGATGCTCACTCCGCTGCAAAGTATGCCGAAAGCCTGACGGTGTATGCAGAGCAGCACTGGAATTGGGCAGGCACACAACTTCGCAGGCCGTACAAGAATTTATTGAGAGAGCAGTCCCCGGACATTGAAGGAGGCGCATAATTATGTCGATGGGAGAACAAATCAAAACCGCTCGTCAGCTTCGAGGATTTACGCAAGAAGAGTTAGGTGAACGTTGTGGAATCGGTGCTGCCAACATCCGAAAATATGAGAGTGGAAAGCAAATTCCCAGAATCGTAACCTTACAAAAAATCGCAGAAGCCTTGGATTTACCAGTCAGTTCGTTTCTTCCGGCTTTTGGCATAACAGAAAGCCTCGGCAACAGAATCCGAACGGTGCGAAAGAGGCAAGGGCTTTCAGTGGCAGAACTTGGAGAGAGGTTGGAAATTTCGGGTTCTCACGTCGGGCGATATGAGCGCGGTGAAGAGAACCCAAAGCCCTCAACAATTCACCGGTTTGCAGACGCGCTCGGTGTTGATGCACATTGGCTAGAAACCGGAATTTACGACGAAAGCCTTTCGCCGGAAGAACAGCAACTTCTCCGCTATTTCCGTCTGATGAATCCGAAAGGACGGATAGTTGCGCTGGAGCGGATGGATGAACTTTCAACGCATCCAAATTACAAAAGGAGGATTTGACCATGTTCAGCATTACAGACAACGAGACGTTTGAGGAGGAAGTACAATGACGGACGAAAAAGCTATCGAAAAGATGCTCTATGACCAGCAGCAGGGCTGGCCGCTGTGCCCCCGCTGCGGCGAGAGGATGCCGGACAAACTGACCCACGGAGCACTGAGCCGCCACGCCAAGGGCGTGTACATCTGCGCGGCCTGCGGCACCGATGAAGCCCTCCGGGACTGGACCGGGAACGTCAAACCACTGTCCGACTGGGTGCTGGTTCGCGTATACAACGGAGATCTTCGGAGGTAATCGATATGGAAGAAATGCTACTGTCACTGAATGGGCCGTGGTCAAATGCAGCCTGCATCGGCTACTGTGTCATGGCGATGTGCAACGCCGGTTTGAGTGAGAAGACGCAGCGCAAAGTCCTCGATGAACTGACCCGGTGCTTCGACGATGTGAGTGTTGAAGATGCTGCACAGATGAAGTTCTAAACAAACAAAAAATCCCCCTACACTGGCCCGAAGGTCAATGCAGGGGGATTTTTGCGCGCTACCGAGGTAGCCAAATATAAAATCAAGAGTGGACCATGCCGGGCCGCTCTCTACAAAAGCCGAAGCTTTTCAAGTGCCTCTATTTTACACGGCGCTCATGCAGCAGTCAAGACTTTTTGCCCAGTGCTGCGGTCATAACATCAAAGGCGTGTTCGATGACGGCATCCAGCACCTCGTCGGTGATGGCCCAACGGATAGCCGCCGGGCACTTGGCGCGGAGAGCAGCGAACACCTGCTTCTTCTTCTTGGCGCCCTGACCGCTGCCCATGATGGACAGCTCGGCCTTTTTGACCAGTTCCAGAGCCAGATCCTTGACAGTGGCCTTGTAGCCCAGCCGGATACCGCCGACTGCCAGAGCAACGAAGCCCAGCAGCATCAGAGCGATGGCGATGGGTGCGGGGATGAAGTTCAGCATAGCTTCCATGATATTGCCTCCTATAAGTATCAGCGGCGCGGAGAGCCACCCCTGCGCCGTTTTGTCGTGTTGGTTATATCGGATGTTTCACAGGTACTTTGAAGCCCCGGAAATGGCCTGCCAGCTGGCAGGGCCGCAGATGCCGTCCACCGTCAGTCCATGAGCCTCCTGCGCTTTCAGCAGCGCGTTCTCTGTGCCCTCGCCGAAAATGCCGTCCGGGGTCAGCCCCAGCAGCCGCTGGAGCATCTTCGTGGCTGTACGGTTTGCATCCCCGGTGCAGCCCCGGCGGATGGTCGGCAGAATGAACTTCTGGTAGGTGGTGCTGGGGTAGTGCCGCGGGGCATCGCACAGCCACGTTGCCTTTGCATCGCGGGTATCGGTGTGTACGATGGCACAGCCGTCATACCAGTAGATGCCCACCGCCTTGAAATACTGGGCGGCGATGATGCCCAAGGCCACAGGATTGATGCTGCGGTCCACCATGCGCCAGTCTGCCGCCATACCATAGCGGTGCTTGGAATTTGGGCTTCCGCCAACGGTTTTGCTGGCATTGTGCGTGATGCAACGGTATCCGCTGGTCACCTTGATGGCCTTGCCCAGCTTATCCCGGATGGCCTGAAGTTTTTCGACCAGCTCCGAATCGACCATCTGGCGGCTGCATCCGCAGGGACACTTGAAGTCCTTGCGGGTGAAGTTCTTGCTCAGAGTAGATGTGTCGCTGGCCTGATAGACAATGACTCTCATGATTGCGCCTCCTAAAAGCCAATCTGGGTGAACACAAAGCCAATGACGATGCCGAGAATTGCCGTCAGCACATATCCGACCGCCTTTCTCCACATCTCACCGTCACGGCTTTCCAACGTTTCAAGCCTCTTGCCCTGTTTTTCCTGTTCCCTGACCATGCTTTCCATGCTCAAGGCCAGCTTTTCAACAGAGGTGGACAGTGCGCCCATTTTGCTCACGCTTTCTTCCAGCAGAGCAATCCGTCTGTCCTGACGAGAGTTTTCTTCTTCGAGCCGCCGCTTGAACTCCTCATGCTCGGCTCGCGTGATAGGCTGATCCATCTGAACCTCCTGTACAAAAAAGGCAGCCACACCCCGGCGGGTGAAGCTGCCAATCGGTTTTATTCTGCTGCATCCAGCATATCTTGTGAGTGGCGAACCAGAACGTAGTCCTCCAGAATCTGATTTCGCAGGGCATCGTTGTTGCAGCCCTGCATCAAGCCCAGATAGCTCTGAATCACGCTCAGGGCGTACTCAAGGGGAACCTCGCCGCGGGCGTAGGCCTCTCGGACATACCGAAGATGCTTCTTCATGCCGAGAGAAGTCTGCCGCCGCAGTTCAATTTTTTCAGGGGAAATTTTGCGGCCAACGAACTCGACCGCATGGCCGAGAGGAATAACGGCAGTTTTGTTGTTGAGCTGCAAGCCGAGATTTTCACGGAGATATCCGTCAATCTCTTCCACGGCCTCCCAAGCTGCCTTTTTCCCATCGACCAGAAGAAGCATATCATCCATAAACCGAGCATAGTACGGAACGTGCATTGTGCGCTTGATGTAGTGATCCAGAGGCGTGAGAACAACATTTCCAGTCATCTGGCTTATGATTGACCCACACTGCATCCCAACACCGGATATGCGTTCAGCCGTGGTTACGTCGGTGCAGTCAACAGGAAGCCCCAACGGGCGACCATCCGCCCGGACGGCCGTTTCGAGAAACCACACCATATCTGGGTCGTCCAGCGGGCGAGTAAGTTCTCGCAGCTGAACATCAACAGGAATCCGAAAGAAGAATTTGGCAATGTCAAGCTTGACGACACGCCAATCTCCATTCATCCTTGCTGCGTTTCGCATTCATTGCTGAATGTCAAAAGCCGCCTTTAGAGGCCCTCGTCCATCGATACTTCCGTAGCTGTACTCGTACATAGACTTCAAATAGATAGGCCACAGAACATTGTAGGCTCCGCAGTTTATCACTCGGTCATAGAACGGCAGGCTGCTGATGATGCGCTTCTTGGGGTAGTATTCATAAAATTGGTGAAGTTCGCCAACATGATATTCATGCCATTGAAGCTGATTCACCGAGTTTATCAAATTTTCCTCAAGGTGGTCGGTGTACCTAAGCACACATCCCTGATAACGCCTGTCTTTACTTGCCTTGCGGTAACCGTCATACAAATTGTCGAACGTTGCAAAACGCTCGAAAACGTGTCGGTGCTTTTCCAAAAAATCCAACTCCTTGAGGTCGCCGAACAGCGTGCGCCGTACGCTTATAGCGTCGGAACGCAGACTGCGAGGCTAATATTTTTAGGCTGCGAAATGCAACCAAGGGAACCAGCCCCTTTATCACCTCTGCACTGAGAGCAAGCCCTTGAGCTTGCAGTATCTGGCTTGGAGGCAAAGCGGCGCGGAAACCGATAACATCGTCCACGTTGGACCGCGGGTTGTTGCCGTTGAACGAGCCGAGGCCGTTGGAGGGGTTGTTCCAGCTGCAACCAGAAAAGAAAGCGCGTGACGGCTGGTTCCCTATGTTTTCGAGTTGGCCTTGACGGTATTGAGCCAACTCCCCAACAACTTTCCGATTTCGACAAGCTGCTTGCTCCATACCTCGTACTTGTGCATAGAAACAAACCGCAGTCGAAATGCCACACGCAGGTAGTGCTGCAATTTTGTGTTTGCAACGTCCAGTTCCTGCAACGTGGTCTTTTTGAAGTATTTTTTCTGCGCTTCCACAGCCTTTTCAAGCATCACATCCATAACGAGTTTCATGTCGGCTGCCATCGCAAACTTTTCGGATTTCGGGAACTGCTGGAGTACAGGATACGCATATTCCATCATATCCTCGATTTTTTGTAGGGTCGGACCAGTAAAAAGTTCGTCCTGTTTTCCTTCCATGCGGTAGACCTCCTTCCGAACGCGGGTCAGTATAACAGAAAACAGCTTGAAAATCTGCTTTTCGGTGGATTTTACCGAAAAAACGGCAAAATCCACCGATGCAGAAAAAATCAATTTTATAAACGACCCCGCTTCGCGGGGTCGAGGGGAACGTGACTGCGCTACCGCGCAGTCATCAGGTCACAGACGGCAGTTTGCAGTAAGCGGCGCGGAAACCGATAACATCGCCCACGTTGGACCGCGGGTAGTGGCCGTGGAACGAGCCGAGGCCGTCGGAGGGGACGTTCCAGCTGCAACCAGAAAAGAAAGCGCGCTCCTCATCGCTATTACGGAACCAACAGGTATGACCTGCGCACAGATCGGAGCTGGAATAAGGCATCATGCCCAACGCCTGAAGCAGCAGTTTTGCATTTGCGCCAATGCCCGCACTGCAAGTGATAGAGCCAAACGTGCAGCTAGGCCAATCGCCATCCGCATTTTTGTGGGTGATGGTCTTGGCCCACTGAAGTTTGCCGCCCACGATGTCAATCTTGACGGAGTTGGCGGTGGTGCCTTTTCCGTCCGGGGTGATAAAGCTACCATCCACGCAGCTGATAGCTTTCCACTCGGTCGAGGTCGGAGACTGGCTGTGTGCGCTGTCTGCGCCGTTATTGTTGACAAGGAACTGGATTTCGCCATACACAGAACGAACTGCGCCCATCCACTCCCATACGTTTCCAGTCAGACCAGAAATACCGCTGGGGCTGTTGTCATGATACCATGTCAGCGGGCCAGTACCAGTTGCGACACGACCAATCTTATCGCCACTCATATAGGTCGGGATAGCCTTATAGAACGATTCACTGTCGTGGCGGCCATAGTTGTTGTTGCCTTTCGGAACGAAGCCGGCAGCCTCACACATGCGCTGAATCAAGCCCCACTCCATGCGGGTCATCAGGTGCCAGCCCTCGCCCTTAGCCTCGCAATACTGGCGTGCGTGGTCCATATCCAGCGATGCCGCAGGGTCAACGCCGCCAAGAGAGTATGCGCGGCCATCCTGCACGATGTTCTGGTACTTGGAGATGTAGATTGCGTCCACTTCCTGCCCGTTGACGATGAATGCCGGATGCACGGCGGCGGATTCACCCATGCCCAGCTGCTTGTAGGTCATCTTCGGGATCTTAACCATGATGGACGGCATACCGGCATTGTCGTAAATCAGCTCATTGCCGGGTGCAAGGCCAGTGACAGCCAGATTAGTCAGGTCAAAATTTGCAGCCATAGTAGTTACCTCCTATCAGTCGATGGCCCACAGGGTCAGGGTCACATTGTCCATGGAAAACGGAATCGGCTCCGCCGGGGTGCTGTTGCCCATGCGGGCACCACCCTCGGCGTTCTCCTCGCCGTCTGCGGTCACTTCCTCAATGGGCTCCGGCTGGGTGTACCGGCGGGCAGGGATATCGATTTCTGCCACATAACTACGGCCGGCGGCTGCGCCGATGACCAGCTCGCCATAGCTGTCGTAACACACATCGATGTGAATGTCACGGTCGTCCTCGCGCTTGGCGAGGTTGATGGTCAGGTCATCATCGAAGCAGATTTTGTTCTTGACGACCTCGTAGGGAATCTTGGTGCCGGAATTTTTCTCGATAACGGTCATTTCAGAGTACCTCCGATTGCGATGTATTTGATGGTGGCAGACTTTGCGGAGCCGTTGTAGGCCAGCTTGAAGCCGTTGACCAGCTTCTCGCTGACCTCAATATCCCCGACAGGACCATCGGATTTGACCAGTTCGGTCATAACCAGATAGCTGGTGCTGCCCATGTTCTTGCCCAGCGACACGCTCTTTTTAGAGTTGTTGCAGGGATAGGTACGAGCATTGGTCAGGTCAACGCTGCCGGACACGATCTGCCACGAGTTATCGATAGTGGCCACAGTTTCGTTCAGCTGCCAGCCCTGCTGCCGAACGGTATTGAACATCATGCCGAAAGCGGCATAAATGTCCCATATGCCGGTTTCGATGTTATTGAAATGTGCCTGATCCTGAGGGGTGCCCTGCTGCATCACCTTGCCAGCGGGAGTGATGGTCCATGTTCCGTCATGGTTGTCGTTGATGACGTACAGACCGGGCTTGTCCGTTACATGGTCAAGCCATACCGTTTTTGCGTACACGGTCATTCCTCCTTTTTCTTCTCGGTAAAGGTAAAGTCGAACCAGTACAGAATACCAGTCTGACCTGTCGAGATTTTGATGTTTACGTCCTCGTGCGCCCAGACCTGATTGTCCGAGTTGAGCAGTTCCACACGGTTAACCGTAATCTCGCCCAGCCCGGTGATGGACACTCTGGCGCGGACAGTACCATCAGCCAGAATGTCGATGCCGGAAAGCGGAACGGTGTAGTAGGTCGAGCCGACACGGAAACGTGCACAGGCAATGCGCCGTTTGAGATAGCCCCGCAGGTCTGCGAAGCCAGCCGAATCAATCATGCTGCTACCTCCTTAAAAATTTATTCCCGGTGCGCTGCCGCACACCTTTGCGATGTAGGAAACGCCGAGGCCGGATTCCTCGGCAACAAGCCCTCCGCCTGATGTACCGCCGGATGTGGCGGTTGCCGGATGCAGACCAGCTGTCAGGTCGCCGGATGCCGGGGCCGCGTATGTGCTGCTGCCGTCTGCGGTCTGCACAACAACATACCCCTCATCATCGAAGCCCTGCGTGGCCGTCTCCGGGTAGGTTCCAGCCAGTTTCTCCGGTGCATAGGCTCCACCATTGTCCACCGTCAAAACCTCGATTTCCGAGGCGGCAGTGCGGCCCTGTGTGGCTGTGGCCGGGAACGTGCCAGCGTCAAGCTGCCCGGTGCGGGGGTGAGCGTAGCTGCCGCCGAACTCATCCGTAACGATGACGATGTTCCCAGCGGAGATGCCGCCCTGTGTGGCCGTTTTTGGGAAAGTGCCGCAGCGGCGCACCGCATACACGATATAGCCGCTGCTGGTCACGATCTCGATGCCGAACGTGCTCTGGTAGTACACACCATCGTTGTGCGACCGCAGGCTCTTGTAGTAGCCGATGGCCCACAGCACACGTTCGGTGCTGACGTAGGACGCGTCGGAACCGCTCATGTCCAGCATGACCCGGAAGTGGTACGGCTCCCCGCCATACTGCCACCATTCCTCCAGCCGGGAGCCGGGATAGATAGCCCGGATGCCCCGCAGCACAGCCCCGGCGGTTCCCCGGTGACGATGGATGTAGGGCGCGGACTTGATGGTGCGCCGCTTTGCAGCGAGGTCGTAGTCGTGATCGTACCAGTCTACGGCGAAGTCCTTTGCCAAAATGTCCAGCAGGTCTTCCGGCAGCTGGTCGATGCGCGTGTAGATTTGACCGAGGTTGATTTCATCCAACCGCTGCTCCAGCACGTTGACGATAGAGTGCGCCAGAGCAACCATTTTCGGGTCTTTCTGGAGCGCAAGCGGGAAGGAATCCATCATCCGCTCGGCGGTCAGGCCGTTATTCATCCTCGTACCCTCCGCTCTTCACCGCGACCGTGCCCACCTTTGCTACCTGCGGCACCTTGTCGGAGGTCAGATCAACGGATGGTTTGCCATCTTCCAGCGGGGTAAAAACGGGCTGCTGCAAGTCCACGCGCTTGATGCCAACTTCCAGCAGCAGATACCGCAGCTTGTCCGGGTTGATATCCCGGCCCATCTTGCCGGACTGCCAGCCGATGTACTGCTGCACAGCCTCGTTTACGCGGGTTTGTGCATCCGCAGCAGAGATGTCTCCATCGCGGGTCAGGTAATAGGTCAGGTCGATGTTGTAGTTCACCACATCAGGATCACCAGAAATGACGTGGTCCGTCAGAGGCCGTACCTCATCGGCAGAGCAAACCTCCACCATCGCTTTCTTGGTTTCGTCCGGGGCAATGCTGCCATCATCCATGACGGCGTACAGGCAGACAGTGCCGGGGGCTGGGCTGTTCGCCACCACATCGGCGATTTTGGTAGACACGCTCTTCGCGAAATACTTGTAGCTGCCAACAGGCCCTGCGCTGGACCATGCTGCCTGACTATCAAGCAGAAGCTGGTAGAACTCGTCATCGTCCGGGGCATCGCTGCCGTTTGCGCTGGCCGTGACGTTGGAGCAGCCAGAATAGTAGTCGTACACATCAACAATGGTATTGATGTCGCCGACTGCAAAGTCGTTTCCAACAGTGCCGGAGGTCTGGCATACCACCGTAACGTCCGTATAGGTCGAACCGATAGGCACATATTCATCTGCCGTGGTCGCCCAATACAGTGAGGCGTTTGCGTCCGTGACGCGAGTGCCGGAAGGAATGAGGATTGCGCTCTGCCGCGCCTCGCTGATGTTGAAACGCATGGTGCAGGTTGCTGCGGTAGGCTGCGGACGCTGCTGCAAGTAGAACAGCTCCGCCAGCGCATCCAGATTCTCGCCCTCTGCCCGGCTGGGCAGATTCTGGTTGTCAGCGTGGTTGTTGAGGGCACGCTCGTAGATTATCGCGTCCTCAATCCACGAAATGAACAGCCGTTCCGGGCTGCCGGGGCGCACGGATGTGCCAAAAAGCTGCTCATACCCCGCACAGAGCAGCGCATCCAGTTCGTCAACGTCGGTGCTGATGAACTGGTGGTCTGCGGTACTACGCATTGATGCTCACCTCCACAACGGGAAGCATCGTTCCGGGGTTGTCCTTGGAGGATTTGAACGTAGTCCCCACATAGGTGGCTCTCGGTTCAAACCGTTCGATGGCTTCCTTGATGGCGGCGCAGAGCATAGGCTGCGCCACGTTTTCCGGGCGGTCAAGAATATCCGAGATGTCGATGCCAAACTCCCGGTAGCCCGGCACGGTGCCTTTCGGCGTGGATAGGATGACGGCGATGTTCTGCAGAACGCTGGCCACGGTATCCTGCTCGCCGAGGGAAATGGCGGTCAGGTCATTTGCCGACACCAGATAATTGCTCATAAAATCGCCTCACTCTCTCGGATATTCCAGTAAAGTGACGCTTGCAGTAATCCATGTCGGAACGCCGAAAGCGTCTGTGTACTTGGTCTTGAATTTCGCGGATTTGATGACCCACCGATAGCTACCGAAGACTTCGTTGCCGAGGACAAACGGCAGCGTCGTGTGATTATCGACATACCCCTTCAGGATCTCGCGCTGCTTGCTTGGAGCCACGCCAAGGTACGCCGAAAGTTCAATGTCGAACGTGATGGTGTCGGCATCCGTGCCCGTAAACTCGGCCAGAGCCTTGCCTCCGGCACGCTGATGGGTGGTGTATCTGGCAGACACGCTCTGCACCATGTCCTTGATGGTTTTGACGTAGCCGTCGAACACAGCAAAGGTAATGCCTCCAAGGCATCCAACAATCACGGATAAATCCCCCCCAGCACGAAGCCGTCAGCGTTGAAGCACGGCAGGTACAGACAGATCACGATGTCATCAATGGCGGGCCCCCACCATACCACATGGGACTTATGCTGGTGGTTTGTGGAGTTGTCCGCGCCCGTGACCTTTTCCTCCTCATCCCAAATCTGGCGGGTGCCGTTCTGGGTGTTGAGGATTTTCAGTGGATACGGAGCCGGGTGCGTAAACTGGTGATCGTGCAGCCCCGCCTCCTCGGTGTATACGATAGCCTTGTAGTGCTGCATCACAGGCAGCCAGCCAGATGTAATCCCGGTATCCTCAAACTTCACGCGCACAAGGCGTTTTTTCTTGTTCACATCAGTGACTTTTCCGATGCGAACATCGACGTTCACGTTCATCAATAACCTCCCAGCGTATGACGGCCAGTGACTTGCGTCGTGTCCCCGCCGGAGCCGGACACCGTGTGCTTGGACTGCTTCACGATGTACTTGCCATCCCACGGTCCGAACTGGTCAGCGTTGAACGTCAGTCCAGCAACTTTTCCGGGGTCGCCCGGATAGGTAAAACTCATCTGACGCTCATACTTGTTGTAGAGCCGGAGTTTCTTTGCGGCCAGTTCTTTTGCCTCCGCCTTACTTGTGACCGGGGCGTAGACTTCCAACTGCTGATTGGTCTTGCTCTTGGCATCGTAGTCCTTAACGTAGGCAATGCCCTCGATGGCCTTGCCATCAGGCCCAACGTAAGATACCCGGCAGGACGCATACTGTGTTCCAGCCTGACCGAGTGAATGACTATACTTGATATAGCTTTTGTCGCCCAGCGTGGTAGTCCACACAGCGTCCTTGCCCTCGTACTCCTGCTGGTCAAAGATGACGATTTTGCCATCAGTGCATTTCAGCGACAGCCCTGCATCGTGGCAAAGCTGCTGCAAAAAGTCGATGTCGGAGCAGCGGTACTGCTCCACACGCTTGTACTCAGGGTCTTTCTTTGCAAGAAACTGAGCCGCCATGCCGTTCTTGGATGCCATTTCATTGGCAATGCCGGACAGCTTGTACTTTTCCCAGCCTTTGCTCTGCTTGGTCTGCCGGATCTGGCTCGTGTAGGGCAGCCCAATGGCCTTGATGGTGATAATGCCGGGCGGTCCAGACGCAACCACGCTGTCCAGTTCAAAGGTTCCGCAGTCCAGTGCTTCATCTTTGCCATCACTGTGCCAGTTGCAGGCGGTGATGGTAGCCCGGATTTTCAAGCTTTCTTCTCCGCTGCCGGAGGAGGAGCCGGAAGAGCCGCTGCCAGACTTGCCGGAGATCTCGCTGGCATCCACCCAGCCGTAGACGCGAGATGTGCCATCGGTGTGGATGACGTGGTACGGATGAAGCGCGCCCTGCTTGATGATGGTGATCTTGGCAGGTCCAGCCTTTGGGTTGCCATTTGCCTTTTTATCAGTGGATGCCTTATAGTGCGGACCGCCAAGGAACTGCACCACATCGCCGACCTTGTAGCCATCGGAAGATGCAGCCGATACATCGCCGTCTATCATCTTCTGGAGCCAGTCGGTCATCCAGACACCCTCACGGTCTTGGAGTTTGATTTGCAGGTCATCGCTGGCGTCTTCCTCGTTGTCCGTAAAGGACAGGGAGAGCAGGTAAGGAGCAATGCTGCTGGTAATATCTACACCGTCAAACTCCACCGTGCACTCGGCATGGCGGGCAGTATTTTCATCGCTCATGTGACCACCTTCTTCCACGGCGGCAGGGTCGAACTGGTCTTGGTTTCGATTTCCGGGAGCGTCAAAACGATTCCGGCAGGAAACTCAAAATAGTTCAGATACTGCGAGTTCGCAGCCATCAGGCGGGGCGCAAGGGCGCAGCTGCCGAGCTGCGTGTATGCCACGCTGTCCCAGCGGTCGCCCTGCACGGTGGTGTAGGTTTTGCTCATGCGTAACCCCTCCTGAAATTATCGGTGTCGTTGTCGCTCACGATTTCCAGCACAGCTTCCCGGAGGTCGTCATTCTGGGCGTTCAGGACGCTTCGCAGTTCATCCGTATCTCGCATACCGTAGATGTGGTAAACAGGCGCAACGGTGATAGGAGCCGCGCTGCTGGTGTTGGAGCCACCAGATGCAAAGCCGCCGGGCAGCTGCACTTCCGTAACGGAGCGGGTTTCGCCGCCGTTGAAGTAGACCGAGTTGCCGCCATTGACAGTTTCTACATATCGGTTGTACTCTTCACGCAGAGTCTGGGCTTCCTGCTCCTCACGGATGGCATCCCGGACGGCAGACAGGTCAATCGCATTTGTGCTGGTGATCTGTTCCAGCTGCCGCGCCTCGTTGAACGCTGCGCGGGTTTCCGGCGCGGTCAGCACGGTTTCGCCGCCGTTGAAGTAGACCAGCTCTGGGCCGTTCTCGCCAACGATGGCAAAGCCCGGCGCAGCGGATTCCGTGCCGACTGCATAGCCGGGGATGTTTCCGTTCTTCTGGTCGATGTTGTAACGCTTATTCGCCCCGGCCAGCGCATCAGAGGCAGCGTTCGCCACCTTTTCGTATGCCTCCTTGACACGAGACATCATGCCCTCTGCGCCATCGATAAAGCCCTGAACGGTGGACTGTGCGCTCTTCATGGCCTCGTCGTTCAAGTCCATGTCGGCCACACTGTCGGCTACGTTCTGCGCGATCTCGTCCATGGCATTGCTCATGCCGGTTTCAAGGTCGGCCATGCTCTCGCTGGTGGTTTTCTGCGCCTCCTGCAAGGAGCGGTAATTCTCGACCATCTTTGCGAGGTCGGAATCTGATGCAGCAGCCATGCCGGCGATAGCGTTCACGGAATCCTTGCTGCCATCGGCGAAGCTGGCGATAACGTCGCTCAAACCGTCAATGTCAGCAGCGCGCTCGGTCAGGTTTTCGAGGTTCTGGTTGTAGTTGTCCCAGTAGGTGATCTGGCTTTCCAGCGCGGAGTTTATGCTGGATGCAGAGGTGGCGACGACCTTCTCAGCGGTATCCCACAGGTCGTACTGCTTACTGATGCTGTCATAGGCCGCATTGTAAGCGTCCGTGTATGCCGAAACGAGTTCCTGAATCTCCGCCTCGGCACTGTTGATAACATCGGTGACGGCCTGCTCCTGTGCAGCCACATTGTTTGCGCTGTTGGCGGCATCCTGCTGCGCTGCGTTCAGGGAATCGACTGCATCCTTGGCTTCCTGATACTCGGCCTCAGCTGCATCGATGGCTTCCTGATCCTTCTCCACGGCCTCGGTGTAGTTTTCGACTTCATGCTGGGCAGTGGCGAGGTCTTCCGAGTAGCCCATGTACTCGGTACGCAGCTGCTGCACATCCTCGCCCATGGAACGCCAAGGAATATCCTGGACTGTGCCATAAGTGGACTTGAATTGTTCGTCCGTCATGCCGAGCGTGGAAAGCAACTTGCTATAGGTTGCGTCCATGCCGGCATTAGATTTTTCGACCCTTGCCTGTGCAGCAGCCAGCTTCGCTTCATTCGCCGCACTTTCGACCAGCACATCGTTGTACTGCTCGTAGATTCCGTTCAGGTACTCTTGCCGAGCCTGCGCTTTTACATCGTCCGCATAAGCATTCGCGTGCTGGCGCAGAGCTTCTGTGCCTCCCTTGATGGAATCCGTTTCAAGGTCAATATCATCAGCCAGACTGGGCACCAGTGCAGACAGACGGGCAAGGGTATCGTGATACTCAGCGTTCCCGGCAGTATTGCCGTTGGTGGCAGCTTCGATGGCCTCCAACTTGCTGATGTACTGGTCCGCGACACTGGCAGTGGCTTCCATGTTGGACAGCGTGGAATGGTAGGTGTCGCTGACCTCGTCCATGCTACTGACCATATCGCGGGCTGCGCTGGTCAGTTCTCGCACATGCGGGACACCATCGTCTGCTGCGCCGGAAATTCCACCGATTACGGCAGCGAGAGCCGTTCCTGCAATGACAACGCCCGCAAGAACAGGAGCCGTCACTCCGAGGGATGCAGAGAACAGGCCCATAGCTGCGCTGCCAATTTTTATTGCCGCAGATGCGGCAGTCATAACGCCAAGGAACCCTCCAAGAGCGACAGTTCCGGCCGCAACCGCCTTGACTACACCGGGGTGTTCCTCAACGAAGCCCTGCATCCAGCCCAGAACTTTAGCCCCGACATCGTACAGCTTGGACAAAGTCGGGGTCAAATCCTCGCCGATGGCGATTTTCAGGCCGTCAGCGGCGGACTGCATCAGCACCAGCCTGCCGTTCATGTTGTCGAGCATGGTGCCCGCCATCTTGTCGGCAGACCCGGCGCAGTTGTTCAGGGCTGCGGTGTAGTCTGAGAACGACTGCCCGCCCTCGGCGGCGGCCTCACTGCATCCGGCCATGATGGTTTGCAGCTTGGAATACTGGTTCGTGCCAGCGATGGTCTTGGCAAGGTTGGCCTGCTCTTGGTCGGTCAGGTCGCCCCAGACCCCGGCAATCCCAGTAAGGATGCTGGACAGGGACTGCATATTGCCCTGTGCATCGTAGATGTTCACGCCATAGTTCGCCAGTTCGTCACCGCACTTTTTCGTGTTGGTGGCAAGGCGGGTGAAGATGGCGTTAAGGGCTGTACCGGCCTCGCCGCCCTTAACACCGGCATTGGCCATGGTAGCCAGAACTGCGGTAGTTTCCTCGACAGAGTAGCCAAGGGAGGTGGCGGTAGATGCACACGCCTTGTATGCCTCACCCAGCTGGATCACGTCCGTGTTGGAGTGAGCCATAGCGTAGGCCATCACATCGACAAAGTGAGTGGTGTCGGAGGCTTTCAGGCCAAAGGCGGTCAGATAGTCTGTGACAATATCAGACGCCTGTGCCAAGTCCATATTGGCGGCAGCAGCCAGATTCAGCACCGGGCTGATGCCCTCCAGCATAGACTGGGTGTTCCAGCCCGCCAGAGCCATGTAAGACAAAGCGTCCGCAGATTCACCGGCGGTGAACTTGGTGGTTGCACCCATCTCCTTGGCCTTGTCAGACAGGGCTTCCAGTTCATCGCCGGATGCGCCGGACAGGGCTTCGACGTTGCTCATGGATGCTTCAAAATCACCTGCGGTGTTGATGCAGTCCATGTATGCGTCTTTGATTTCGCCGAGGGCTTTTGCGATGCCAGCCGTGGCAAGCACAGATTCAACGGCATCGAGGGCTTCGACAGATTTCTCGCCGAAGCCCTTTGCGCCCTCTCCGGCCTCGTCCATGGTCTTTTTAAGGTCGATCTGCTGGTCTTTCAGCTTATCGACCTCGGTTTCCAGCCGGGTGGTTTCTGCTGTCAGCTGCGTGGTGTCCACGCCAGCTTCCCGCAGGGTGTTCCCGGTGGCAGCCAGCCGCTGCTCATAGGTGTGCAGGGAGGCCGTGGTCTTGTCGATCTGCGCCTGCTTGGAAATTAACTTGTTTTCCAGCGCAGAGGAATAGCCCTCGGTCTCCTGAATCTCTTTCTGGATGTTATCGTACTGCTGCTGCAAGACGGCCAGCCGCTGCTTGGTGGAGTCAACGGCCTGCTGCTGCTTCTGGTACGCAGTTATATCGGACTGTACCTTGTTCAGCTGCTGGATTCTGTTCTGTGTTTCCACAAGAGCAGACTGCGCAGCCTTGAAGGTGCTGGAGAAGTTGCTGTTCTGTTTGGCGGACAGGTTGAACAGCAACTCCCATTCTTTTCGAGCCACTACTTCGCCTTTCTCGCCTTTTCGCGCTCGGCAACAATGGCATTGTTGGTATCAATCCATTGCCGCAGTTGATACAGAGGCATTGCAAGCCAGTATGGTGCAGGGGTGTTGTTGCCCTGCGCCATCAGAAGGGCTTGCCGCCGCAGCCACTCTCCACCATCATCAGTTACACATCCGACAGCATCAAAAAATTTCTTGCTTTGGTGCGGATGGTGTTGTAATCCCGAATGCTCATTGCGCCGATAACGTCAACGCCGATGGGCTGCGTACACGCCCGGCAGGCCATCCGAATCAGATAGCCCGCACTCATGCTCGGCACGACAACCGGCTGGCGCAGAGCGGACATCTCGGCCTCGATTGCAAACGAATCATTGCCAGTCAGCTTGCCGAAGTCAAACGTCAGGGTGTCGTACTTCTTGCCCTCGTACTCAAACGGCTGGATAAGCTTGTGGACGTACACATAAGGGTCGGTGGCAGCTTTGTTCGCAGCGGCGATGGCTGCATCGTACTCCTTATCGCTGATGGTGGTGTTCATAGCGGCTGCTCCTTTCGCAGTTAAAAAATAGGCCGGAGCCGCAAAATGCGGCTCCGGCATAACGATTGGCTCTGATTACTTGCCCAGTGCCTTGCGGACAGCTGCCAGATAATCCGTGCCGTTGATGTAGCAGATGAAGTTCAGCGGGTCCAGTTCGCGGACTTTCTTGCCTTCGAGGTACGTTGCCCAGTAACGAACAGCATACTCACCGGAGCCGTTGGCGGGGGTCGCCGGAGCGATAGTGCCGCTCTTGGTGGACTTCGGAATAACGACAAGAACGTGCTTTTCAGAACGAGCATCAATAGTGCCATTGATGGGATCCTCATACTGAACGGGAACACGCAGATCGATCTGGTGGCGGCGAATCTCGGACAGCTTGATGGACTGTGCCGTAGTGGTGCGAAATTCCAGACCAAGGGTCATTGCTTCGAGATGACCCAAAATAACGGCATCAATGTTGCCGCCGATACCGGCGCCGGAGATGGACTGCGTCAGAAAAGTCACATCAGGCAGTGTAACTTTTGCCATTCCCGCATACTCAATGCTGTCTTCATAGACAGCAAAATTGATAATGCTCTGATCGATTGCCATAGTAGTACCTCCTCTTTAGGACTGGAGTGCGCTGGTCACATAGTCAGCGTCATACTCCAGCACGAAGTCGATTTCCTGCGCCGGAGAGGGCGGGGTCATGTAGACGTGCAGCTTGATTTTGCCAGCCATCAGGCTGGTCAGGGGGTTCTCGCTTTCCAGCATCTCAACGCGGGCACCCAGCAGGTAGCCTGCGCCAACCAGACCATTCAGCCAGACGCTTGCGCTGTCCACAATGGTGTCGATCAGGCGGCGGTTCATCGGCTTGTCCAGCTTAGACCAGAAAGTCTTGATGAGCGTGTTGGAAACATAGTCGAACATCCGGCTGATGGGGATGAAGTAGTCCTTCACATCAGTGGACTTGGGGTAGCAGCCAGTGTGGTTGCCCCATGCGGTCCAGCTGCCCATGAAGTTCAGGAACGTGCAGATGCCAGCGGCATCGACCACGTTTGCCTGATTGTAGGTCAGGTTGATGGCTGCACCGTCATCATCGCACAGGCCGTCGATGTGGACGGTCTTGTTGGAAGGGCTCTCGTAGGGGATGCCGCCATTTTTGGTGTCGGTCTCCGCAAGGCAGCCCGCCATGATGGTAGAGCCGTGGAACTTCTTTTCGCCCAGAGTGCCGTTAGGCCAGCACAGAATGGACTTCTGGTCGTAAGTACCAGCGTTCTTGGCCTGCACTGCGGCAGTATAGGTCTTTGCGGAAATATCCACCAGAGCCTTGCCAGAGAACATACCGTTGATGGAGCCCGCCTTTGCAGCCAGCGCAGCAGCAACGGTAGCCTCCTTGGAGAAGCCGGGTGCCATAATCAGGTCAGGCACAATGCCGAACATCGTCAGGCAAGCCTCGACCTGCTCCACGGCAGCTGCCACAGCCTCGGCCTCGGCGTTTTCTGCGAGCGGCAGGAAAATGACCGGCTGGCAGGCACACAGCTTGAAGTGATAGTACATCACCTCGCAAACGGTGAACTTTGCCCAGTCGTTGTCATAGCCCAGCTGTTCCTCCGCTTCGGTGTAGCTGGTGCACAGCACAGGGGTGCCAGCGGTTGCAGCGGTGCCAGTTGCCTTGGACAGCGGTGCAGTACCGATGACAAAGGGGATGCCGCAGGTTGCGGCGTTCGGGGTCGCCACGGCGGTGTCGGCGCGGCTGACGTTAATACCATGATCTGCCATAGTATGTAATCCTCCTTACTTGGATTTGGCGAGCATCCGGGCATACGCAAGGATGGCCTCGCCGCGTGCTTTTGCCTTTTCAGGCGTGGTGTTCAGTTCGGCCACATCGATGATGAAGTCGGCCACGCCGGGATATTTCTCGGTGGCAATCTTCACATCGTCACGGTTCACAGCCTCCGCAGCAGCGCAGGGGTAAATCGTGTTCTTCTGGATATAGCCCAGAATAGACGGACCGACGTAAATGGAAACGCCGGGCTTGCTCTGCGCAGGCTCGGCGTTCACGGTGGTTTCGGCGGGCTGTTCCGCCGCGGTCTTTTTTACCGCCATAATTTAATATCCTCCGTTTGCTGCACGGTCGGCAGCTTCCAGTGGGTAATCATCTCTCCGGCATAATACGGCTTGGTTTCCTCATCGTAAGGAACGCTTTCCAGCTTATGACCGGGAGACAGGACGAGCGTAAACTGGTACCGGTGCTTTCCATCAGTGCCAGTGCCGCCTACCTTGCGGACTTTGAGCAATTCCACGCGAAACCGCTCCATCATGTTCAGGAGAGCTAGATCGCCCTCCTGTTCATCCGGGTTGTAGCAGCAAAAGATAGAGCGCACAGAAACTACCGTGCGCTCCTCGCTGCCGGGCTGCTGCTCCGTTTCCAGCGGAATGACCCGATGGATGATGTACGGGGCTTTCTTCTTGGCTGAACGGCTGTCAGGCAACCGCATCAGATAGACTTCCGGGGCACGGTAGGCCTGTTCGGTATCGCCCTGCTGCATAGCCACCGGGAGAATCATATCGGCCATGATTTTCTCGGTAAACGCTTTCAGCTGCTCAAGCAAAACAACACTGGTCATATCAGACACCCCATCCGTTCAAAATTCGCGTGATTTCATGCTCAATGCGCTCCTCGTAAGTGGATGCCATTTTCTCCTCGATGGAGTCCATGACATTCTCGTTGGAGTACATCATCTGCGGGGTGGCAGGGCCAAACAGTTCCTTGACCGGGAACCGTTTTTCTCCTTGCCGCTCATAGATGCCATAGTGAGAGCCCATCTTCGCCTCGAAAGCGTGGTCCAGTGCCTGTCTTGCGCCGGACTTCTTCACGCGAGTTACCACGCGGCCGCTGCGGTCCACCTTGGTATCGAAAACTCTAAGGGGGATGACGCTGCCACGGTAGCCGAAGTTGATAGAAACCTCGCCATTGCTGCCCCGCTGGATGTTGTTGATATTCTTTGTGCGGTTGGAAAATTCACTGCTGCTGATGGCATACTCCTGCGTGACTGCCCGTTTCGCCACCGTTTTTCCGGCGGCAGCGGCGCGAGCCAGCGCAGATCCTACAGCACGATTGGCGCCTCCGGGAATTCCGGCGAGGAGGGCAGACACCCGGTCAAATCCTTCCTCTGCAATGTCAACGGTGATGCCAGCAGCTACGCTGTGCATCATGGTGTCCGTTGTCACATCACTCATTCGTCAATCGCCTCCAGTTCCACCCGCAGCATCCCCATCTCGCAGACAGAGGATGCCACATAGTAGTTTCGGACGAATCCATCCTCATCAATGCCCAGCTTGCAATCCTTCTCAGGCTGCTTTCCGCCGAGGGCCGCAATATCGCAGTGCAGTACCCGGCTGACCCGGTACAGACCCTGCGCATGGTCGCTGATGGCCTGGCGTACACGTTCCTTTTCAGAGAGGCCTGTCAAAACCAGAGGAACGTCAGGGTATTCCTCTCCATCATAGTAGACCGTGTGCGTTTCGGCGAACTCATCCAGATTCAGAAAGACGCTGTTCAGGTCTTCCTGCACAGCGTCTTTAAAGGCACTCACGCCGTGGGCATCGCAGCTGCCAGTTCAGGACCGTCGGTGCACTCGTCACCGGGCACAACGTCCTCGGCGCAGATAGCCTGAATGAGTGCGTCCTTGGTCTTGAGCTGCTTGGTGTCGATGCCCATATCCGCGGCCAGCTTTTTCAGGTTGACAACGGTCATATCGTGCAGCTGGTCGGGGTCGAGGTGCGCCGTCTCAGAGCCGTTCTGTGAGGCTTCGGCTGCGGGGGTGTCGTTACTTTCCGCAGCTGCCGGAGCCTCCGCAGGGGCGGTTTCCGGGGCGGTGGGCGCAGAAAACGCGAATTTCGCCACACCCAGCCCGATAAGGCGGGCTGCTTCGGCATCGCTGACCTCACACCGCTCGCCGCGCGAAACAGTGTGAACACCTGTCTTGGTGGGGCAGCCGTAGCCGCCGCAAAGAATTTCAACAATCATCGGTGTACTCCTTTCAGGCCGGGCTTAACCGACCACGTTCTTAGCGCGAATCCAAGGGATGTAGTTCTTGGGCGCAGCCAGCGGGCGGGTCTTCAGGCTCATCTTACGCACATCGTTCTCCTGATCGATGCTGAACTTGGGAACGCGGCGGGCGGCGATGGTGGAGTGCTGGGTATCGCCGTAGTTGATCTGAGTGATAGCACCATACATCAGGTGACCGCAGGCCGGAGCCGTAATCAGCGCATCGGTCTTCGGGAAGTAACGCTGCTCTGCGTTGGCGGTGTCGACGTAGGTTTCGTCCACGGAGATGAGGTTCAGCTTATAGCCGCGGAAGTTGAGGGTGCCGCCGTAGGTGACGCCATCGTATGCGCTCAGTTCCTGCTCGATTTTGCCGACGATGATGCCGGAGTTCTTATCCAGCAGACGCTGAACCTTTTCCATGTTCAGGACAGCATCGTAAACATCGGCACCCAGCAGCAGGTCAACGGCACGCAGACCGCGCTTGGACAGCAGTCGGCACATGGCAGGAACATCACCGAAGAAGTCGCCGGTATCCTCAGACCACTTGTGCGCCACGGTGTACAGGTGGTCATTCTCGTGGCCGGGGTTGTAGAACTTCACGACCTTGGCCTCGCCCTTGGTCTGGTTGTCGATCATCTCCTGCATGGTGCAGCCGTTCTCCAGCATGGTCTGTGCGCACATCCACTCCTCGGTGCGGATGATGCGGTTGTCCATGTCCACGAGGTCGTTCTGAACCAGCCTTGCGGCACGCTGGGCGGGAGAACTGTTGGCGTAGATGGCCTCGCCGAAGCCGCGCTTGGTCAGGTCATCGGCGGACAGTTCGCGGCTCACGCCGATAGCAGCAGGCTCGAACTCGTGGATCTCGTAGCCCGTGCGCTCCATCGGGATTGCACCGACACGAGGACCAACGAACGCGGCAATCTTGCGGTCACCATCCATGTACTCGGTCAGAACCTTGTCGGAGTTGAAGATATCGCCGTCATCGGTGCCGAAGTAGCGGTCGCGGAAGAAGGTCTGTCTGGGAACGGCGCGCCGCTGCACAGCCATCAGAGTGTAGGTATCGAAAAAATTCAGTTCAGCAGGCATTGTTATATCCTCCTTACAGTGCGGGTGCAGCGGCCTTGAAGACGATGCCGCCGTTGCGCAGGGCATCCTTGTCGGCCTCGGTCATGGTGTAGCTGTTGGCCACGGTAACCTTGTTGGAGTTGAAGCAGCCCATCAGGTACACCGGAGCAATCACATCGTCAGCGGTGCCAACGGTCACGTCATCACACAGGATGCAGTAAGCGGTAAGCACCTCATTACTGGCAGCAGCGGTGCCCAGCACGACCAGCTTGTTATCGCCAGCAGTGCCGCCGGACTTAGCCAGAACGGTGCCGCGCTTGATGGTATCGGCCTTGGACAGCTTGCGGATGGTGCCGCCGCTGACAACCAGCTTGGGGTTGATGTCGGCAATCAGACCATCAAATTCCATGGTGCCGAGAGATTTGCTCAGTTCGCTCATAGTAGTGTTCCTCCTCACTTCTTGTCGTCATCGAACAGCTCGGCGACGGCTGCTTCGGCAGCAGCCATGCGCTCGGCCTGCGTCTTGGGCACATTGCCCTTTGCATCGGGCAGAGATTCCGGGCTGCCAGATGCAGACGCGCCCGGAACAGCCTCCACGTTCTGTGCACCAGATGCGGAGTTGTCCGCTGCCAGATTCTTCAGGAACTCGTGACCCTGCGCAGCAGCAGCCTTGGCGGCGCGGAATGCCAGCTCGCGAGCATCGCAAGCGGTCTCGCCGTACTTAGCCTCCTGCACCAGAGCGGGGTCAAACAGGCTTGCCACCGAATCGATTTCGGCCAGACGGTTGCGCTCCGCGCTCATGGCTGCGTCAACTGCGGCCTGCGGGTTTTCCGCTGCGGTGGTTGCAGGGGTGGGATTTGCATTGTTTGCCATAGTGGATTGTCCTCCTTCGTTGGACTGGGCGGCGGGTGCCGCCGGTGTATTTGCAGCAGCGGCAGCAGGTGCAGCCGCTTTAGCCATAGGGATGTTGTCGGGCAGCTTTACGCCTGGCATCAGGCGCAGGGCGTGACCATTTGCATAGATGGTCTGACGGTCTGCGCTTGCGGAGATTGCAACGGGTTCAGCATCATCCAGCAGCTCGTCGGCAAAGCCCTTTTCTACGGCCTCTTTGCCCGTCATATAGGTGGTGTCGGCCATCATGTGCAGCAGCACGGTTTCAGACAGGCCGGTCTTGCGCTTATAGATGCTGACCTGCGACTTGTCCCACGCATCGTTGGCATCGGCAGCCTTGCGCAGTTCATCTGCGTTGTATGCGCCAAGAACAAAACTCCAGCATTTGTGAATCATCACGAGGCTGGACGGATTTACGCGGACGGTATCGCAGGCGCACATGATAAGGCTGCCGCCACTCATTGCCACACCGTCCACGATACAGACCAGCTTGGTGCCTTTGGCCGCCAGCTCCCGGAGCCGATTGTGAATCAGGATGGAAACGCCTGCATCGCCGCCCAAACTGTCCATGCGGATGGTGATTTGTGAACACCCCTCAATCTGTGCCAAGTCGTTCAGAAACTCACTCTCAACGATGTACTGGCCGGGAATCGGTTCATTGGTCCATCTGTCGATGGGCTGTTTTTCCACGATATCGCCGTACATGGTAATGTCGGCGGTCTGGCCGTCAGTGCTGGCCATTGCGTAACAAGGCCGCTGGATGTTCACCTGCGGTGCGTTATTCGGTTTGGGCATTTTGCTTACCTCCCTGTGTCGTAATGCTGGCGGTGGTTTCGATTGCGCCCTCACTGCCAGCTGCTTTCAGCAGCTCATTTTCACGAGCCAGCTGTTCGGCGTTTTCGGTCCAGTCGCCGCCGCCCATCTCAAGGGTGACCTGTTCGTGGGTCTTAAAGGCGTGGTGCGTCTGGAGAATGGCTGCATTGACTTCCTTGGCGGGGTCAAGACTGCCCTGCACAGGGCCAATCCAGCGGGCACCGCACCATGCAGCACGGAGCAGCGGGTCATCAAAAAATCCCGGAGCGATTACTCGCTCACGGGCTACGGCCTCTGCCAGCCAGATTTCATACGCGGGCTGGCAGAAGCTGTCCACCAGCCATGTGCGGCGCATCTTGAACGCCTCCCATGCTTCCAGCAGGGCAGCGCGGCTTGCCGAATAACTGGCATTGAACTCTTTCAGCAGCAGTTCATACGGCATCTCGATGGCTCCACCCATCAGCTTGCACATCGTCCGAACGAACGTATCAAAGCCCGCAGTCGGGAGATTCGGATTTCCAAACTTGACATCCTCGTCTTGGCCGAGGTGAAAAACCTGACCGGGCCCCATCTCATATTCGGAATCGCTGTGGCTGACATTGCTGGCCTGTGGATTATCCACAGGAACGCCGCCAAGGTCACCGCTTCCAGTTTCGCTGAACGGAATGCCACTCTTGGACGTGTTGGTGACAATCCACGCCGTGAAGTAGCTCTGGACCAGTGCTGCAATCAGTTCCGATTCGGTGTATCTGCGCAGCTGGAGCAGCGGTTCGATGATGGGCGCAATGAGCGGAACACCGCGGTACTGGTCCGGGCGTTCCGATTCCATGATGTGCAGGATCTGGGGTAGCCCGGTAGTTGCGCCGACGGCCTCTACTCGCTGCCATGTGGTCGTATCGCTCTTCCATTCGTGCGGGTAGGTGTTTCGCACCCAGTAGGCCACGATTGCACCGCTGCTGTCTACTTCCACGCCGTCATAGATTTTGTTTCCGTTGCCGGGGTTCTTGCCCTCAGTGTAGCCCAGACCATCCAGCAGGCCGCCGCACTTGTCCGGGGTGGACACTCGGTCGGCCTCTACCAGATGCAGCCGCAGGCCATAGGGATGCAGCTTGTCCGGGTTGCGGATTTTCACCACGGCGAACACATCGCCGCTCATGAGCCAGCTTTTCAAGGCCAGCTGCTGCAAGCCGTAGAAGTTGTTCAGCCCCATGGCATCGCAACTGCGGCGGTTCTCCGCCCACAGCCGAAACTCAGCCTCGGTCTTGGTCTGCCATTCTTTGGCCGCCTCCGGGGAAAGCCCCAACACATCCCGGTCAATGGTTGCTTTCAGGTTCAGGCCAGTGCCGACCACCTTTGTGCGGTTGGTGTTGATGGCACTCGTGGCAATCGGTGCGCTCATGTAGAGCATCCGGCTGCGCTGCCGCAGGGTGTCGGCGTTGTCGTGTATATCGCTGCTCGGCGAGTTGCTGTTGGGGAAGAATGCCCGCAGCGCGCGCCGCTTGTAGGATGCGCCCGCTTCGCTGTATCCGCTGGCTTGCGGTACAGCAGTGACGCGGTATCTGACGCTCAAAAGTAATCGCCTCCGTAAATTTCAAACTAAGCGGGCTGGCTGGGGAAAGGAGTAAAAAGCAGCCAGTCCGCGGCAAAAGCCCAGATGGGCTGTCACCCTAAAAAATCACCAATCGCGCGGAATAACGGCAAATGCCTTGCGGGCACTCTGACCGTTCAGCAGCGCAGTCAGTTCATCGACTTTTCCCTCGGCATCCTTGATTTCATCGCTCAATTTGCCGAGGTCGAGGCGCGTAAGTTCCCGGTCATCAAGACGGTAGCTTTTCACGCCGCCGGAAAGCAGCTTGTTGTAGGCCAAATACAGGTTGTCAAGCCGCTGCGTGTGGAACTCCAGCCGCTTTTTGATGGTCACGGTATCCATACCTCACACCTCACCAGTCATCCAAAAGTTTCTCCCGCTTCCTGCCGGTTGGCTGGGAGCGGGAGATGGGTTGTTGAATATTTACCGCTGCCGGGGTGTCGACTGCCTTGCCACGCAGCTGTTTCAGCCTGCGGTCAATGGCATCGAGATCTTTCGGCAGCACCTTGAAAGCCGCCAGAGCGTAGTTTCTACAGTCCAGCGCCTCGTTGCGCTCGTGGCCGGAGATTTTCTCCCACTGCCACGGATTGCGATGGCCATCCTTGTACACCAAATGCTCAGACAGCAGGCCATTAAAATAGCCAAGGCCGTAATCATCCCGGCGCGGGAAGTGGCAGTACCGGGCGCCCGGCTCCTGCACTTTCAAATCGTCCATGATGATTTGCTTGCCGGAGTCAACGCCCAACTGGTACTGCCAGCACATCCCGATGTAGCGGTTCTGCACCGTGATTTTTTGCTGCTTCGGAGGGCTGGTAAACGGCCTATCAGAGCCAGGAAAACCCTTGATGCAGAAAACCTTTTTGCCTATGCGGTCATGGCACCGCTGGCGTATTTCTTGGGTGAAATGACCGCCCTCGTCCACAAATTTGATGGACACAGGCAGTTCCACGCCATCAGCAAATTTCAGCTTGCGGTCAAACACCAGTTCGTCCAGCTGCTGCCAGACTTCATCGCTGTCAGGTCTGCCGCTGACGATGCCCTTTTCGATGCCCCATGTTTCCCCGAAGTGGCCGAAGCCCACGATCTCGTACTCCATGCGGTCATCCTGCGTGTCAACGCCAGCAGTCAGCACCAGAACACCCTCCGGCAGTTCTGCGGGATATTCTTCCCTGCGGCCCAGCATGGTATCCTCGTCCTGCACATCGCCACGGTCTTCCCACAGCAGCCCAAGGCGGGTGTTGTAGACAACCTGCATCTTCTTGGTATCGCCCAAGGCGTTCAGGTATTTCAGCACGGTGTCTTTCCATGCCGCCCATTGGCTGACGAAGCTGTTCAGCCAGAAGCTGCGGATGCCGTTCTCATAGGCTGCCGGATTTTCAGCCTGCCAGTGAGCGGGTGCCCGCTTCATGGTCACCTCGTCCGAAATGCAGCCGCACTCCGGGCAGAGATACCACACGTCCTTGACCTTGTAGGTTTTCTCGCCGTGGGTCTCGATGGTGTCGTAATCGTACCGAATATCTTCCCAGCGCAGTTCGTGGAAGCCCTTGCAGTGCGGGCACTGGGATACCCAGCGTTCCATTGTGCCTTTGACATAGGACTTGGCGATGGCGCTGTGCCCCTTGATGGTGGGGGTGCTGACCTCCACCGCCTTGGCATTGTAGAACGTGGTCTGTCTGGCCATTGCCAGTTCCCAAGGGTCGCCCTCAGTGCCGGCACTCGCAGCCCAGCGGTCACGTTCATCGCCCAGCACATAGCGGATGGGTTTCGATGCTAGAGCGTGCGCCTCGGTGGAGCCGCACATGGTCAGGATGCCGCCGGGGTAAGACTTCTGCAGAATGGTGTTGCCGCTGTCTCGGCTCTTGCTCTCTGCCACCTTTGCCCGCAGGGTAGGGCAGTCTCGTATCATGGGAGCGATACGCAGCTTGCTGTACTCCTTGGCATCAGTCTGAACCGGATGGATAAAAAGGATAGATCCGGGGTCAACGTCAATCGTTCTGCCGATGACGTTGTTCTCGAACTCCGATTTGCCGACCTGCGAGGACGCAACGACAACGATGTGATGGACGCGAGGGTCAGAGTATGCGTCCATGATTTCCACCAGATAGGGCGTTCTGCTGTTGCGCCAGCGGCCTTGTTCGGCAGATGCTTCCGGGGACAGGACGCGGTTTTGTGCCGCCCACTCGCTGACCGTCACGTTGGGCGGCGGGCGAATAGCTGCTACCAGCTTCGACACCAGAGCATTCAGGCGGTCTACTGCGGCGTTGTCACTCATCCTCGTCACCGCCCAGTTTATCAGTCCACGACCGGCGTTCCCGAACGCGAGCCTCATACTTGGCCGGGTCATAGCGGAACAGAGCGATTTCCTCCGCAATCTGATTGACCTCGCCGCGCATATACTCTGCGACCTCAGCAGGGTCAGACAGAGCAGCGGCATTGATGGCCACCCGGCTGGGCAACGCCATCAGCGCACCCCGGATGGTGTAGATAAGTTCGGCGGTCATGGCTGCCACATCCTCGCTGCGGTGCATCTGCCCGGACAATTCCTTGGCTTCTGCCTGTGCGATTTTGGCCTTGCTGGTCTTGAGCGTTGCCTCCGCCTTGGCCTTGACCCGCTCAATCTTCTTGGCCTCCTCCGCTTCTTCCTTGGTCAGCCCGCCACGGGAGATGCTGCCGATGTAGGCTTGCACGGCATCAGACAAGACGAACTTTCCCCGGCTGACGGTGGTAAGCACACCATCCTGTGTCAGCTGCTGCACTCTGCGGCCTGTGATTCCCAGTATCAGAGCCAGTTCGGTGGTGGTCACGTTTCTGTCAGCAAGTCTTTCTTTTGTAGGCATCCAGAAACCACCTCCTTTTCTGGTAAAACTATCTGGAAAAATCCTTGAAATTCGTTATACAAAGCGTAACGAAATGGCTGATTTTTCCCTTACTAACTAGCACGATTTCGGGGTCGACGAGCCCGCTCATGGTAGGGTACCCCCGTCACAGTACCTTTTCAGCACCGAACGGCTGCTCCTGCCCGCTGTCGGGCGGGTGGAGCGCAGCTTCAACCATTGCAGGGTCATACACGAAGGTGAACTCCATGTCCTGCACAGGTACAGGCTTATTAACGTAGATGTCTACGACAGGCATTGTGATACGCTCCTCTCTCAGATGCTGCGGATGACCTTGGCCTTGGAGTATGTCGGATGGTCTTTGGTCATCATGTTCAGGAACTCGTCTTTGGTGAAGCCGGACAGACGGAAGATCTCTTCGGGCTTCATGCCCAGCTGCTTGCCGATCTCGTCCACGGTCTTGCCCTCGTCCATGAGCTTCTTCACGATGGCTTTCATGGGGTCGAGCAGGTGTGTGCCGCGGGCGCGGTTGTGGGTGATGGTGCCGTATACGTCTGCACTCTCGTCACCGTGATGGTCTACGACTACGACAGGCACCTTGCCGCCCAGCAGGGACAGCAGCGGTTCACGGCCTGATACTGTCCAGCGGTGGAAGCCGTCAATGATGGTTCCGTCCGGGCGTACCACGATGGGCAGTGTCCAGCCGTTGGTCAGGATGGACTGCACCAGCAGCTTCAGGTTCTCCTCACTGACCTTGTTGGGGTTGTAGTCGTTGGCGTGGATGGTGTTGCGGTCTACCCACTGGAGGGATGCCAGCGGTGCGAATACGTCAATGTTTTCCATGGTTCTGCTCCTCCTTGATGCGGGCGTTGTGGTCGTTGTAGATGGTGGTCCAGAGGATGCGCAGGATACGCATCTTGGGATCTCCATACAGCAGCCCCTCATACATGGTCTTGTAGTGCTTCTGTTCAGCGATACCATAGGTCTTTATGAACAGGCCTCGCCAGTGGTCGATGTGGGATAAGGTGTCCTTGGCGATGGTGTACCGCTCCGGGTGGAGGAACAGCAGGTCTTTGCAGAGAGCTTTATAATCCTTCTGTTCGGTATCTGCTTCCAGCTCACGCCGCTTGCGAGTGCTGCGCCGGAACATCTCGGAATCCCAGTAAAGCAGAACGAGGTAGGCGTTTGGCTCTCGTCGCTGGATACGCTCCCACAGGTCGTTGTCGGTTTCTGCAACCCACCGTAGGCCTTGTGTGCTGGTATCTCCAAAGAAGGCACAAAGCCGGAGTGCATTTTTATGCACACCAGCTTCGTACAAACGCATATAGATTTCAGGGAATTCAAGGTTTCGCTCTTTGATGTACAGCCAAACATCGGAATCAGCCCAATCGTAGATGGGATAGAACTTGCCGCCTTTTGTGATACGCTCCATCTTGGTGTTGGCGATGCACTTAAAGCGGGTCAGACTTTCTGCCGTGCGCAGGCCGACCAGCTGAATGCCGTCACGGAACGCCTTTTCGCAGAACGTCTGGTAGTTCATCTCTCCGGGGTGGTGCAGGTATGGGCTGTACCTGATGGCAAAATCGGGCGGGGTACGCATCCACACATCTTCTTTGCCCGGCTCCCATGTTATCCACGATTCTGACGCGGAAAGGTGGTCTATCACGCACACCTGCTTGAACGGCAAGCAAAACCACAGGAATTTCGCACCGACCGACAGGAAGTTGCGCCGCCAGCGGTGCGCTGCATCGACCATGGAGGGGTAAAGCCCTTCTTCGTCAATGAATGTCACCGTCAGCTGCTTGGGGTCGAGTTCGCCGGAGAGAATCATCTCATACACGAGGTTGGCCATGCACAGGCTGTCCTTGCCGGAGGAAAACGACAGATAAATTTTGCAGCCGTTTGCGAACACATTGCGGATACGGATTTTCGCTGCTTGCAGCACGTTCATGCTGCTTTCCACTACTTTCACAGGCATATCAGTTCACCACACTTCGGGCAACGGATGCACCTGCGCTGCTCCACGCCGCTGTCCGCCTCTGGAGCAGCTGTTTGCGGTTCAGAAGGTGTAGACACCTCCAGCACTGTGGAGGGCTGCTGCGGGGCAGCGGAGACGGTAGGAGCAGGCTGCGGGGCGGGAGCCACCGGGTAGGTCGGTGTTTCGGCATACGGAACGTGTTCCTCTGCCTGATGGCGGCTGATGGGTGCGATCTCGTTTTCCGGGAAATCGCCGTAGGAACTGATTACTTCATCAGCTTCATCCGTGGTGCTGTTCAGCATTTCCAGCAGGTCAGCATCCCAGCCCGGAACGTCCACATCGCCGTCCAGTTCCTTGACCAGTTCTTCGATGGCATCCACATCGGTAAAGCCGAGTTCATAGACCTTGTTGTCGGCCATCATCAGCTTTTTCTTCTGCACATCGGTCAGCCCGACCATCACATAACAGTCGCAGGTTTCCCGACCCATGCGGAGCAGGGCTTCGTACAGACCGTTGCCGGCAATGATTTCGCCATCCTCGGCAACGACCAGCGGCTTCACCTGACCGAACATCTCAATGCTGCGGATGTACTCGGTGATTTGCTTGTCGGAGTGCCGGCGGATGTTGTGGGTAGGCTTATGCAGCTCTGCCAGCTTCTTTACCGTGATGTTCATCGTGCGGCCTCCTTCCTGTCAGAAACGAGGTCCAGAACGATGGAGAACAGGACGGCGGCTACGACAATGTAGATGCGGATCGTGCTCATCAGCTGCCAGATGCCCATAACGCCAAGCGGAATCAGGATCTGCCACGAGGCCACGGTGAGAACATCCAGTGCGAAGCCAAACTTCTTTCCGAAAACCAGATATTCGCAGTAGAGATAGGTAGACAGCGAGGAAATGGCGATGACCGTAATCAAAACGGCTTTCATTACGTTCAGCACCGGGCTGAAGCGCACCCACGTGAGCAGCGCAGCCAGCACCATGTAGATGCCAAACATCACGCCCGCCAGCACGAAGGCCTTTTTCATGTTGCCGTGCTTGGTGCCGTCCGTATTTTCATCGTTATACTCAAACAGCGAATAGTAATACGGACAAGCAAATGGGCCGGGCAGCAGAAGTAAGCCGTTGTACACGCCAGCCTTAATACCAGCGGCGTTTACACCGGGGTCGATGACGGCGAACGTGCCGCCAGTGTACACCAGAGCAGCAGCCACTACTACGGCCAGCAGGCCATAAACGACCACCCATGAAAAGCCATCGGACAGCACGTTGCGAATCATGCCGTCTTTGAGCAACATAATCAGGAACGCCACACAGGTGACGTACACGATAATCATGCCGCCCTTGGTTCCAATGGGTGTATCGCCAAAGATCTCGTAGATGCCGCTCATCTGAGTCCACGTCTGAAACAGCGTCAGCAGACCGATGAAGTAGAACATCACCTTGCTCTGCATGATGCGCCGAATGGACGGAACACGGTCAGCGAACAAACCGAACGTGATACATGCCAGGGAATTGAACACTGCCCAGATGATTGCCGGAACTGCTCCGTATCGCAATGCAATGGTGCGGAAGTTCATCAAGCTGCCTACTCCTGCCCACGATGCAACGATGGAGCAGGCGTAGAAAATAGTGGGACTTGCCTTGAATTTCGCCTTGATTTTCTGATACATGGAAAAATCTCCTTCTTTGCGGCTGGACACGGCGAAATGTCCAGCTTGCAGCACCTCAGCTTTTCGGGGTGCTGCGGTAATGCCACACGCAAAGGAGAGCAGTGTGCGGCTCGGAATCCTCCTTTCAGGTATAAAAATAGCGGCACCCGCCATTTCTGGCAGGCACCGCTTGGCTTGATTCGGATTTTGCATCCTAATCATATCACCGGGAGCATCCGTTGTCATCTGAATCCATATCAAAGCGTTGCTGGTCGTTGCTGCTCGTTGGCTTTCGTTCTTCTTCGTTGCTGGTCGTTCTTGTTTATTGCACGGCATTACGCGCCGTGTGAAACCGTCCTACACCGTCCATCACCGTGTGAAACAATCTGCATTGACTTTTGATATTTTCAGTTTGAATTTAACTTTTGGCAGCCAAAATGTAAAACTCATTTCTATATTTGGCCGTATTTTATGAAAATTTGAGGTTGAATTTGAGTTTTCGAGCAAAAATAAAAAGCCCCGCAAATGCAGGGCTTATCGGTCAATGTGATTCAAGGTAGTTGTAGGCCATCCGGCTGACCCCGGCTTCCGTGTAACACTTTCCGAGTGCTCCGGCAACTTCTGCCCACGAGTAGCAGCGGACAAACCGCAGCCGGAAGATCAGATAAAGCCGGGCATCCATGATGCTCTTGCAGTACGCCTCGACCTTGGGCTTTTCTTCCGCCGCCTGTTCCTCCAACCAGCGGACACGTTCATCCATGTCAGCCAGTTCCACAGCCAGATCCGCCACCTTGTCCCGAACACCGGGCGTATGTGGCATACCCGTCAGCTGTGGGGAGGCAGGATTGATTTTCTGCCGAAGATTCTCCAAGGCTTCACGGTCTTTTTCGAGGGTCATCTGAATGTCATAATACTTGGACAATTCCTGTAATGTCACAGCCTACCTCCGTCATAATTCAGCTGCCGTTTTGCAACGGTGCTTCTGTTATTTTATCACATTTTGCCGTTGGAAGATAGACAGGAAACCCAGAAATTATGTGATCCGCTCCAATTTTGCACAATCCCGGCACCTTGTAGGTCTGGCCGTGCGAATCGGTGCGCTGGATAGGCGGGTCGAGGGATATGTAGTTCTCACAAGACAGGCAGCTCATTCTTCCACCCTCTCGATTTTCGGGAACGGCTCATGCCCCAGCGGAACAGGTTCGAAAGAACGGTTTGTTGTGCGCGGCTTTTCCCGCTTGTCTTTCGGACTGTCCAGCCACTGCTGGTGCTCGATGGCGTGTACAAGGTCGATACACGTTCCCCATGAATCATGCTGCCGTCCACGGTAGCCACGCGGCGGGAAAGCCATTTTGTAGACGGCATCAAACAAATTCTTGATGTTGCTACACCGCTTTTGAAGAGCGGTATCGTAAGTGTACTTTCCAGTGAGAGCTTTGACACGGGGTATGCCGTCATACGCCAGATCTTCGGCCAAATCATCGAACTGCCCCATGCGCAGCCTCATATACTCGTCTACGGCCAGTCCGATAACGCGCAGCTGCTCTTCCGAAACCTCAATGCGGTACTTCATTTTCATCGTCCTTTTCCGTTTTTCTCATGCCCAAGAAATCACCCATCCCGTAGCTTCCATCCTTGCAGCTGTGAAATTCAAACTGCATTGGCGCGTTTGGGGATTCAAACTGCGGGGTGATGCCAGAAGATTCGAGGACTGTATACATAGTGGCCGTGGCTGCCGTGTCCCTGTCGTCTGTTCCAGAGTGACAGAATTCTTTTCCGCAAAGGCGGCATTTATAGATTGCCATGTACATTTCCATCTGTTTGCTTACCTCCTTCGTATTCGCCGGACAGCACCAGAGCCATGGCCTCACAGATGATGGTTACCTTGACCCGCTCAAGGTTTTCCCATGACAGGTCTTTCGGCCTGTCCTTGCGCTGCCCGGCGGTCTTCTGCATCAGCATCTGACGCAGTTCCATGCAGGCCTCTTTGAGAGCCGGGTAGTTGGCCTTCAGCCCACCCATCTGCATAAAGCTCCACATGGTATCCAGCATCGGGTTTTCCCATGGTTCAGGCTTTACCATCGGCAACCTCCATTTCCTGCACATAGCACCAGCTTTGAGGTGGTCTATTCAACCTGTCAAGGTCAGCGCAAATACAGCCCTCATTCTCAAAACCGCTGCCTTTATTTTTCAGCTTATCAGCGCTTTTGCAGTGCCATTTTCCATCTGCGCCAGCATACCTTTTGGCGCAATGGCACAGAACACTCCAAATCGGCTTGGGCGCATCATAGATTTTCAGTTTCGTGATGTGCCACGCAAACAGCTCTGGCGCAGATTTTGCATAGGAGTTCAGTTCGGACTTTGGAATGCAGGATTTTTTGATATCCCGTATCTCTATCGCTATATCATCGTTTCCGAATTCGTTGAGAGATAGATAGCAATAATCAAAATTATTGTCGATTCCCATCCGCTGAATAGTGTCTATCTTGTAGCAGGTGAATTCACCAATAACGAAACCATCCATCCGCTGCCAGCCTTGAACAGGAATAGTCCGTAACCATCCTTCTGCGGTTTTCGTGCAGTAGATATAAACCTTGAACGGGGTTTCCAGCTTTGGGCGGGTCTTTCGCACTTCAACGGTCTTTTCGCCACTGAGAATCTTCTTGCACCAGTCAGGCTGGATACTGATAAGAACAGCCTTGCTCATTTTACCACCTCCGGCGGCTCCAGCAGCGGAGCCCAGAACTTCACAGCACCATAGGGCGTATCTGCCGCTGGGCGGCCATCCTCGATGTACCACTTGCCGTTTTCAATCCAGCCCTTCATGGTGTTCCGGCTTTCGCAGCAAACCCACACAAGTTCGCTCATGATGCAGCAGTGCTTTTCTCCCGCATTCTCCCAGCTTTCATCGTGGACAGGCGGCGGGGTTTTGGCATCGTGCCACGATACGCGGTGAATAAAGTCAACGACCATGCGGGATGCTTCTTTCAGCTTTTGAGCAGCCTGTTCCTTACCCTTGAACCCACCGTAATACTCGACCTCTGCCAGAGCGTCCATGCCGGTTCCCGGGTCGATAAAGCGCAGTGCTTCTTCCAACGTCATTTTAGTTCCTCCTTCTTCAGGCAGATCCACGGATACTCGCTATGCTTGAGGCCATGAATGTACCGCATTCGTGCCTGAATGCAGCGACCATATTCGGAGCAGCCAGTGCAGAATGGCTCCCGGTTGTAGAGCATCTTGGAAACATCCTGATACGGTGGAATATGAGAAGACGGCGTTGTCTGCGCAAACTCCTTGGCGAAGTAGAATTCCACCTCGTCGGCTTCTTCCTTCCGGCTGATCTGCCCGGAAACATCGATTGCGATAAGCGCGATGGACAGCAGCACCGCGATGCCAATGCCGACAGGAATTACAATTGCCCAGTTCATTCTGTGTACCTCCGTGTGTCCTTGTTCCAGCGCAGCGTGATGGGGTTGCCGCACTTGCAGGGCACTGTAAATTCCTGTTCCGCAATGTTGGTCTTGCCCTTGGCGTGGAACTCGCAACAGCTGCATTGGAACTCATACGGCGCAAGGCCACTCTCCAGCGAGATCGTAGCGCCGCAGCGACAGCCGAGGGACATCTGCGGAACGTGGAGGTATGTACCGAACTCCTTGCCGCAGCAGGGGCAGCACAGGCGCAGCAGCCCCCGTGCGCCGGGCTCCGGCGGGTGATTACTCTTTCTCATAGTTGGTTCCTTTCTCGGTCTGAAACCGAATCACTTCCCGGAACAGCAACTCATTGTTGTGTTCCGATTCAGTCATAAAGTTGATGTACTCCCGGAACAGCTGGCGGTCATGCTGCTGCCGGCTGGTTTCGCCCAGCAGGGCACCGATAGCCACGCCCACGGCCAGCAGCGCAATGTTGATGAAGATCTGATCAGGCATTGTCATCACCCAGCACTTTCTCGATGAGGTCAAAGACCATTTCTCGGTCTTCGGTGGTCAGAAAGTCAGCCGCCATGATTTCAAACTTGAGGCGGTCAGCGTATTCTTTCAGGTCACCCATGGTTTACTCCTCTCCCAGCCGGGCAAGGATCTCATCGCCCTTGTCCAGCAGTTCATCTCGCCGCTTTTTCTGCTCGGCCTCCAGCTTTTCCATTTCAGCCTGATACTTTTTCAGCGTTCCCGGTCGGAAATGCTTGCTCTGCCCCATACGGATTTTTGCGGCAATTTTCTTGTGCCGTTCAACGGTCTGGCGCAGTTCAGTGTCCGTGGTCAGAATCTGGTAGCGATGGTGACAGCCGGGGCAGGTGAAATACTGCACCATGTAATCGCCGCTCCATGTACTGCGGATGCCGGCTGTCTGGATGCTGAACGGTGTGCCGCAGCGGTCACACTTTACAAGGTCGGTCATTCGCCATACTCCTTTCTGCACAGCTGGGATGCATTGCAGTGGTCATCACAGGTCTTGCAGCACTTGTCGCATCCGGGATGTGCCGCCTTGCAACGTTCGCAGGGCACATCTGCCTTTTTAGGGGCATTGGTGGAAAAGATGGCATGGGTTCCGTTCTGTAACGCCTTTTCTTCGTCAGACATTTCATAGCCCAAAGCTACCAGCAGAGTGTAAATAGCGTCGAGACTGCCATTTTCCTCCCAGCCGTACCCGCCGCTCTGGCAGTCGGGTTGCCAGACCCAGCCCCAGTATCCGTTGCTGCCATCGTCAGCGGCCGAATAGGCCAAGGAGAGCAGTGCCTTTTCCGGCTGGTCGTTGAACACCGAAACGCTTTCCAGATAATCAAGAAGGTCAATGCTGTCCGTTTCCGGTGGAGCAATGCCCAGCAGCTTGATTGTCAACTCGCCATCGTAATTTGAATCGAACGCATCCACGGCAAAGCGGACGATTTCGCCCAGATGCTTTTTGCACTCTGCCGTGGAAAGCTGCGTCACAAAGTCCCGGCGCAGTTCAAACATATAGTTTGTGAGGGCGGAAAGTTGGTCCTTATAGAACTGTTCCTGCTGCCGCTTTTCCTCTCGCTTAGCCGTTTCCGCATTCTCTTTTCCCAAATCACGCTCTTTGTAGAGGTCAATCTGGTTTTGGCTGACCTTGTAGCAGTACGCTACGCTATCGGCATCGTCCGGCACTTCAACGTCCTTGCTAGTGTTCCAATATCCGTACCCAGCAACGTGCGCGTGAGTGCTGTAATTGGCATCAGGATTTTCCACTGCAAATTGGCGAAGCTGCTCAATCCATTCAGCCTTTCTGTGCTGGTATTTCTGGTCAGACAAGGCGTTCTGCATCTCACGGTTAAAATTAGCTGTGCCGAGGGTTTCCAATACCCGGTTTCGGGCTTCCAAGTCCTCGATTTTGTCCAGCTGGGCGAAATCGGACAGGGTGGCACCGCGCTTTTCGGCTTTCTTGAAGCTGTCGCGGTTCAGTTCCAGCAGCTTGATGCGCCGCCGGATAGTGGACTGGGAGAACCCCGACTTGTCGGAGATCTGCTCCACTGTCTGCCCGAAGTCCATCATCATCTGGAAGCCCTGCGCCTGTTCGTAGACGGTGAGGTCTGACCGCTGCATATTTTCAATCATCATGGTCTGCATCTGCTCCCGCTCGTCCATCTCCACGATGGCGCAGGGCAGTTCGTACAGTCCTGCCTGCTGCGCTGCTGCTGCCCGGCGGTGGCCGATGATGATGGTGTAGTCCTCACTGGACCACACAGCCTTGGGTGTCCATGCTGCCGCTGCTGTGGCTGCATCCCCGCCCTCGTCAACGCACTTTGCGATGTACTCCCGGCTGTTGAGGTAGTGGCCGGGGATTACGGTCAAGTTCTGGTACACGCCGTTTTCCTTGATGCTGGCGGCAAGCTCGGACAGATCGCCCAGTTCCTTGCGGGGGTTATCGGGGTGAGGGTACAGCTGCCGGATAGGGATGTAAGTAATGTCTGCCATAGGGATACTCCTTTCTTATTTCGGGTCAGAAAAACGTGAGCTGCCCGGTTTTGGTTTCGTTAAGAGGCTCGTTTTCCGGGGCTTTAGGCTCATTTTTGATAGATCTTTGCAAATTTGCGGGCTTAATATCGGATTTTTCGATTTTTGCAGGTTCGCCTTTCGGTTCAAACAGCAGGTTCATCTGCGCTATCTGGCGGCGCATATACCACACATCGGTTGAGAAAAGCGGCATATACCAGATGCGGTTTTGTGGTCCTGCGGGCAGCAATCCGCGGCTATCGTATGCCGTTGCCGGGTTCACGAGTGTGTCACCGATGACTACATATCCAGCGCAGCCCATGAAGCTGCACTGGATGTAGCACATCAGCCCAACGATGAAGTCAATGTCTTGGGCTATGACAAGGACTTTGTTGTGGTAGCAGATATTCCGTCTTTTGCAGACGTTCAAAAAGGCAAGCAGCGTGGCCCCAGCACCACAGGCCGGATCAGATACCGAGATGAATCCCTCCATGTCCGGGTGCAGCTTCGGGTCGAACGTAATCTCGGCCATGCAGCGGCACACATCGTAGGGAGTGAAGAACTGCCCGGCGTGGTCGTTGCCCAACTCGCACATCATGTACAGCGAACCGAGGAAGTCTTGGTCAGGATTCTGCTCCATGCCCATGATTACCTCAGCCAGCATTTCAACCATGCCATCCCGCTCCTTGGCGGAGTATTTGGAAACGATGGTCTGATACATCTTAGTGCGCTCTGGGGCATTTACCTTGTCCGTGCTGTTCGAGATCTCGATGGCCGTCAGGGTGACGAAGTCCTCCCAAATCTCCCAGCGGCTGTGCTTTCCAGTCAGGCTATTGAAGATTTTGAGGAAGTTCTTCTGGTGGTCATCCCGGATGCTGCGGGTCACTGCTGCCTTTGCCATAGGTTACTCCTCCTCGCTGTCAGCAGCGGCGATGGTGTAGTGGCCGTTGGAGAACTCAATCACACCAGCGGATTCCATATCATCCAGCAGCGCGATGGCCTTTTCTGCGGTCACGCCCATCTGCTGCTCCAGCATGGCCTGCGTAACGCCGCCGTTCTTCCGGGCAATCTCGGTGGCCTTGGTCAGTTCATCGGCTGCGGGTTCCTCCGCATCGTCCAGTTCCTCGGCATCAACTTCTTCCAGCGGTTCGGCCTCCCCGGGGAGATTCGAAGAGTCAGGCTCATTTTCCCGGGGCGCATCCTGCTGCCCACCGGATTCCGGAATATCCGGCATTTTGTAGCCGAGAGCTGCCATCTTTCCACCCTCGACCAAATCCCGGAAGAAGAACTGGAGCCAGAGGTAGTGCATATTCTTGAAGATGTTCTTGATTTTGTTGAACAGGGTGTCGGAGATGGTGAACGTCTTGCTCATACGGTAGGTCAGGTTCCCATCCTTGACGGTGAACAGGATGGATGCACCCGGCGAGATGTAGTTGTCCTCGGATGCCTCCTCCAGCATCGACATCTGTTCACCAACGCCGCCCAACGGACGGATAACCAGCTTGATGGGGTATGCGTTCTTGATGAACACATAACTCAGGTTGTTGGCCTCGCAGATGCCCTTGAGTTTTTCACGGTAGACTGCAAAACGTGCGGATTCAGACAGAGAATTATCCATGATGAAGCTCCTTTCAAGTAGCTTTTAAGTAGTCGAAAATTTGTAGTCGTTCTCTCGGTTCTCGATGGCGGTCAGGCCAAGTGCGTAGGCTGCCCACACATCGGCCTTAAATCCATAGAAGAAATCCGGCTTTTTCTTTGTGCCCTTGCCGTTTTTCAGGTCATGGGCTGCAAATCGGTCAATCAACGCCCGCCGGATGGCGGTATCGTTGGCTCTGCTGTCGTGGCAAATGTGCTTTTTCTCCTCGATGCGGCACAGCATTCGCACTGGGCATTGGTCGGAAAGAACTTGGTAAAAGCGGCCGATCCAGACCGTAGTGTCGAAAACGTCCCGACCAACCGACATTCCGTAGGAGGCCACCATCTCGATGACCGCCCACCGCCAGCCCTGTGCCCCGGCAGAGGAAAGTTTTTGCAGCAGCTCTGCATTGTCGATTTTTCCAAATTCCAGAGGGCGCAGGGTGCTGCGATCAATCACGCAGTAGCCAGACTGGGTGTTGCCTGGGTCGATAGCGATAATCGGAAAGGTGCTCACAGGTACGACCTCCCAAACTCTTGGATGAACCGCGCCTCTGGCCAGCCGTAATACTCCATGGCCTTTTTCTGCGCCCACTTTTTTAAGCGGAGATCGGCCTCTCTATTTGTATGTACGGCAGTCACGCCGTTCTGGTGGCACCAAGGGCAGAGGTTTGCCCACAGGCCAAGCCGCTTGCTCTTATCCCGGTACGGTCCGAAAAAGACTTCGTGCCGGGCGGTGCGATACCGCCCGCAAATCAGACAGGTGGGGCTCTTGCTGAGGATGCTGGGCGCATAGCCATTGCTGTCCAGCTTCTCGCCGTATTCATTTTGTGCCATATCAACGTCTCCTCCTACGCTCAAAAGACTGCTGGGAAACCTGCTGCATAATCTCCTGAACCTTGTCCTGCACACCCTGCTCGGCCAGTACGTTGACGGGCTGCGTAGTAGCTGCGATACGCCCAAGGATCTGTGCCCGGACACGCTTGATGAAATTCAGCTGCTGCTTACGGAACTCCTTGTCCACTTCCGCAGCATCCTTGCTGCCATCAATATCAGAAACTTCCATTTCCGGGGCTTGCATAGCCTCCGCAGCGCAGCGGCGCAGCTTTTCCATCGCAACGTCCAGACCATCCTCATGCCCCCACTTGTTCAGCTGCTCATAGTTGGCATGGCTTTCCTTGCGCAACCGTTCCAAGCGGTCTGGACCGTAGTGCAGCACATCAATAACCGCCTTGGCGTAAACCTGCCAAGCAATTTTGGCAGCCCTGTCGCCAGCAATGCGGTACTGCTGCTCTTTGCGTCCACGAGGCAATCTCACCATCGGGATTCGGTAGTCGGAAGAAACATATCCAGCCAACCAGCTTTCTCGGATGGCCTCAGCCTTGTCCTTGGAGGGTCTGCCGTAGGCATCCGGGGTCATAATGACTTCGGTGTTCTGGTTCTCCAACTCGTCAATTCTAGCTTTAATGCGCTCCAGTCTGGTCTTGCCGACACCGAACTCCTGATGCAGCGCAATGGTGGTGCACAAACCCACGATTTGTCCAACCGCCTGTCTGGTGTCGTCCATTTCGGTCTCAAACGGCTTTTTCACGGTTCAACACCTCCCGAAATAATCCAGACCCGGCGGGAGCCCCACCCAGACCAGCTTAGAGCCTCTGAATGGGTGCTTACCGCCACATCCAGCTTGTTACCTTTTACCGCTCCGCCAGTGTCCTGAACGACCCGGAGGCCTACGCCCTCGATATAGACCACTGTGCCGTAGGGCAGAACGCTGGTGTCAGCAGCTACGGTCACGCCCGGCTGCACCTTTGCGCCGCTGGATGTGATGCCGTGCCCCTCGCCACAGATGTGGGCGTATTCCTCGGAACAATAGGCTGTGCAGCTGAACGCCCCGGCGTATGTAAGGGTCAAATCGGTCTGGGCGTTCAGTTCTGCGGTCAGCTTGTCTACCTCGGTTTGGAGTTGGTCAATGGTTTCATCACGTTCTCCGGCCATGCGCTCCCAGTTGGATGACTTGCTGGCGTAGATATCCCGCTCGGTCTCCAAATCGTTCACCCGCCGGGAGTAGGCCGTGCTTGTGAGGATGCAGCCAACCATCGCACACGAAACGCATACGATCAGGCTGTGGAATGGTCTTTTCGACCTCATGCCGTGCCACCTCCAATCTGTGCCGGGGCTGCGCCGCCGGGCAGAGCCGGGGGCTGCAAACTCTCAACCGGGGCATCCTGCACAGCCCGGTCGAAGCCCGGCCGGACGAACTGGCGCAGATCCGCGCTGCTGCGGCTGCTGAAAATCTCCGACAGGTCCGCCGGGGAGCCAGCCCACCGCTGTACCACCATCGGGAGGGCAGCGAAGATTTTCGCGTTTTCCTTTTTGAAATCTTCGCCTTTCAGCTTGCGCCCATCAGGGGCAATGAATCCGCCGTGGGTCTGGTAGTACAGATTTGCCTCGATTTTCCGGGCAGCTGCCGCAGCCTGCGCCCAGAGGTCATTTGCCGAGGGCTGCTGGGCTGACAGCAGCTTTTTGATTTCAGCACACCAGTCCACAATCAGCTGGTTCTGGAATCTGCACTGTGTAAATGCCGTATACAGAGCCTTTTCCACAATCTCGTCCGGGATGGTGCCAAACGCCCGGATGTAGATTTGCGTGTCGGCCCTGCGCTCCTCCAAGCTGCGGGCGCGGCCGTAGTGGTCATCGATGACCACCAGCAGCTCACGCAATTTCGTATCGGTCATGTTGTCGAGCCTCCTAAAAGTTCTCCGAAAATTTCATCGTAGTCATCGGCAGCGGAACGCTTTGGCTGCTGACCCGCCGGGGGCTTACGCCGCTGGTCGCGGGCTTGCACATCACCAAGGGTTTTCACGCCCTCGTTTTTCCATGACTTCAAAATGCCGTTGATGTAGTTCCACTTGCGAACGCCGGACAGAGCAGCTTTTTTGATGGCCAGCAGAATGAGGTCATCCGCGAAAATCTCCCGCCAGCCCATCAGGGCATCCTTTGCAGCCGGCGGGAAGCTGCCGATGTTCTCCTCGTAAGAGCCGATGATCTCCGCAAGTCCGGCATCGACAGCCGGACTACCGTTATCTCTTACTCTTTCTCTGTTCTCTATCTCTATATCTTTATCTATCTCTTTCTCTGTAGGGACATTTTCTCCACCACCAGTGGACACATTGTGTCCAGTTGCGTGTCCAGTGCCGTGTCCGGCCTGTAGCTCCCTATTCGCAGCATTACTACGAATTTTGCGATTTTTTGCCGCCCAGTCGGTTTCGCTGCCAATCATGTTCTGATAATCAGAAATCGACAGCGTTCCATCAGGGTTTTCAAAAATCAGGCCGATTTGCTTATAGACGCTCAAGGCCAAACGGACAGTTGACAGGGGGAACCATTTGCACTCCCGTTGAATTTTTTCGGCATCGTACGGAATGAGCATTTCGCCAATTTTGGAAACCAGACAACCGTCCGTGTTGATGGTCTTGAGACAGAGCATCTGATAGAGAACAACATAGTTGGCACCGTCCGGCTGGCTCATAAGATAGTCAATCTCGTCTGAGGACATGAAGCTATCCTTGAGTTTTATCCAGTAGTATCGTTTGCCAGTCGCCATCAGCAGACCTCCTTAGAACGGTAAGTCATCCGTGTCATCGATTTCGGAGAAATCATCGGGATTACCCTGCGAGTAGCCTGGCTGCTGACCCGCCGGGGCACTCTGCTGCCACTGCTGCCGCTGGCTCTGGGTGTTGAAGCCCATCTGCTGCGGCTGCTGATTCTGATAGGGCGGCTTCTGGTAGCCCGGCGGCGGTGCCTCACCGCCATCATCCACTCGCTGCTCCGTTTTTGGGCCGCAAAAGTGAATCTTCTGGACCACAAACTCGGTGGCGGTGCGCTTCTGACCGTTCTTGTCTTCGTAGGAGCGGGTCTGGCACTGGCACTCCACAAGAGCCGTGCTGCCCTTGCGAAAATACTGGCAAACGAACTCTGCCGTTTTACGCCATGCCACGAAATTCAGCCAATCGGTAGCCCGCCGGCCATCCTGACCGACATTGTCCCGGTCAACGGCCATGCGAAAGCTGGCGACTGTCAGGCCGCTCTGTGTGGTCCGCATTTCAGGATCAGCGGCGAAGCGGCCCTGAAATGTGCAATTATTCAGCATCGGTGTCCTCCTGCTTGGTAATCAGCTCCGGATGAACTGCAAGCATCAAATCCAGCACAAAGTTACCAATGTCGTAAACGCTGCCGCCTGCACCCTTGTGATAAATGAGGCTGAGTTCGGCCTGCTTCTGGATCAGTTCCTTGTACTCCTCAACCGGGATAGCGATGGTCTGGACGTTCAAATCTTCCATAACTGGTTCCTTTCTTCTCGCATGATGCGGACAACCTTGCGGCACTGGTCCACATCGAACATTCCAATATGCGTAAATTCAATCGGGGTGCCCATCTTCTCGGACAGCCAGCGGTAGGCCTCATTCCGGCGGCCACGGTAGGGACCGTATTTCCAGAGCGGGTCAAATGCTGCATGAGCTGCCTTTTTCCAGTTGCGCAACTCCGAATTTGCCAAGCGGCCAAGGGGTTTGTCGGACCCCTTGTGTACGCCGACATAGGCACCGCAGCGAGGGCAGAGGTAAATCATGCCGAAGCTGTGGCCGTGGTAAACCACCGAACTGTCTACGAAGTCTGCGGGCGTTCCGCAGTAGTCGCAGATGACGATTCGGCCTTTCATCGTGACCATTCCTCCTTGTACCGGGCCAACTGCTCCGGGGTATCCGTCTCGATACCCAGAGCCTTGGCTTCATCAATCGCACCGTCAATCAGGTGTGAAAATTCTTTCGTGTCCATCTTGCTGGTGTCCTTGTAAACCAAGTAGCAGTTGAACCATTTTCCGTCCTCTTCCCGCACATCGAAGCAGCGGGTGTATTTATAGAGATCATGAACATCTACGCTGACCGGGAGTTTGAAGCCCACGGCGCAGCCGTCCTTATCCCTCGCAACTGTGCCGTAGGCCACAACCAGCCGCTCTTTCACAAGGTCATCCGATTCGCCAGTTTCGGCGGCAATCTTGTTGACCAGAACATGGAAGTAGGCGTTTGCACTGTGGCTGCGCTTGTTGCGGTGCTTCTTGATTTCAATGTCCAGCAGCGGCTCCTGATTCAGCTTGTCCCACAGACTTCGGAAATCAGAATCAACTTCCAGCGTGATACGCTGCTTGCGGTTCAAACTGAAACTCATATCGACCAGCCGCCCGGTCATAAGGCTTTCCAGTGCTCCTTGAACACGTTCATCAGGCCGAAAGCATCCAACCAGTCGAAGAAGTCCGAAATGATGGGGCAAATATCCGGCGTTTCATCCCGGCGATAGCACTCCGTCCAAACATCCATGCCGTTGCTGACGAGGTAGGAAAACGTCTGCGCTTCCGGGATGAGCAGCATATAGGTTGGGTGCTGGGTGCTGGAATAGAACTTTCCGCGCTCGTAGCCCTTGCTGAATTTGATGTCGTAGATGGTGCCGGCTTTCAGGGCATCGAGGCGGCCATACAGAACAACATCCATACCCCGCACCTGAATCGTCCGACGGGCTTTGAACTGTAGCTGCCCGCCCTTGATGATGGCGGCGATCTGCCCAGCAGCCCAGTTCCACGGATTGTTGGGGTCATCGTGGCCATTGACAATGGCGGTCACGAGGTTCTCAAAGTCGATGCCGTTCTGCATGGCCTCCGTCCGGGGCGTAGGCTCTCGGCGCAGTACCAGCATGAACTCCGCCAGTGGGTCGCCCTCGGTGGTCAAATCCTCGTAAGGATTCTCCCGAATGAGATGCAGCCACGAAGACAGCAGCGAGTGAGTGACGAGGTATGCAGCCATTACTGTGCCTCCTCTGCGGGCTTGTACTGGGTGGAATTCGGGTCGAACGTCAGGCCGATGGCTGCGATTTTGGCTTTCCACTGGGCGTTCAGTTCCCGGCTGGAAGTCAGGTGATGGTGCAGAGCTTTGAACGGCTGCATGGCGGCGTTGGCGGTATCTGCATCCTTGATGCCGGCAATAATCTTGCTGCCATCCCGCATAACCTGTTCGTACGCCTCGTTTTCCTTGGCGTTTGCAGCCACTTCCTCGGCGGCCTTGCTGTTATATTCCTCGAACAGCTTGGTCAGGAAGTCATTCTGGCTGCCTGGGCCAAGGGCGGGAATCTTATAAACGCCGTGGATGCCGCGGGTGCCCTTGGCGAAATACCGCTCACAGTTGGAGAAGCCGATGGTGCGGTCGTTGCCGTACATCTCCACGAAACCGCCCAGATCCATGGGCTCCCAGACGTTGTTCTTGGTTTGGCCTTCAACCTTGATGCGGAGGCGGGTGTTGTCGCCGTCCTTTTCCTCGGTGGCATGGAACACGACAACGATGTTCTTTTTCAGCTCGTAGAAGCAGTAGTCCATCAGCCGGACGAACTCACGGCCTACAAAGCCATAGCCCTTGAGAGACAGGCTGCCATCACGCTGACCGTACTTGGGGTTCTGCTTGATAGCCCACAGACCCATCAGGGAAATCAGCTTGCCGGCGGTATCGAATACCAGCGTCTCGAAGTCGTTGAGGTTCTCCGGCTTCAGGTCGTTCAGGATCTCGTCATAGCTGCGGGGCTGGATGTACGGCATACGGTAGCGAGGCTCGATACGGTCAATACCGAAGTCACAGTCGATGTGCAGCGGGCGGGGGGCGGACAGGGCCAGCGTGGACTTGCCGATGCCGGGGTAGCCAGCAATGAGCATCCGAATCTTCTTTGCGCCGTCCTGAATGTCGTTGGGATTGCGAATCATAATGTTTACTCCTTTTCAGTTTGCGGGTTTACTTGCGGAACATGACGTACTTGCCGGTGGTGCGGTTGACCAGCTCCATGAAGTCGGGAGCATCCCGGACGCAGAGATACAGGCGGAAATCCCATCCCTGTGCAGAGAGAGCTTCTTTCTGGCGGCGGGTCAGCTTTTTACCTCTTACTTTCAAAAAATCACCTCCTCGGTCTTGTTGACGGCGATGTTCAGTGTGATGGTTTCCCGGCAGCGGCGGCCGAAGTTGCCATCCGAGCCGAACATCTTGGTTTTCTCGAACTCCTTTGCGCTGTACACGCTGGCACAGTTGAGAACATTGGGAATGCGGTCAGGGTGGACTGCCCGGAACGCCTGACACGCCATGTGGTAGTTTGGTGCCCAGACCACCGTCCATCCTCCGCAGTACGGCTGAACATCATCGGAGCCGTAGGTGAAGTAGAATTTTTCCAGATCCATCACTCGGCCTCGCTTTCATCCTTGATGCTGATGCCGAGTGCAAAGAGCATAAGTATCAGTCCTGTTTCATCATCTTCGGTCAGGCTCACAAAGTCGCGTTCTCCAGCCACGAAGCCCTCGCGGAGAATCACAGCGTTGCCCGCGATAGGCTGACCGTGTTCCGGCGTACCGTAGATGACGCTGGCAATGTTATTGATGGCAGAGCCTTTCAATCGCCCCTCGTCATCGACCACCATGCACAGCCCTTCCGGAAGATACTTGGGATGAACCACCTCGATGTAGCCGCCGACTTCTTTCTGGAGGCTGTCCAGCAGCGGTTCGCCGAAGTCCTTGAACTGCATCCTATTCTCGGTGTCAAACACCAATCCTTTCATAGAAATCACTCCTTTCTGTTTGTAGGCAAAATCAAGCATAAATGAATTTCTTCGCATTGCAGTTGCTTTTCTTTGCCTTTGCCACGCGTATCCCTGCGATACCTTGCCTTTGCTTTTCGAAGCATATCTCTGCGGCGCCAATCGCTTCATTTCCATACGTTGCCTTTGCGTTGTATTTCTCTGCCCTGCCACGCCATCGCCATTCCTAGCGTGTCTCAGCTCTTCCGTTGCTCTGCCTTGGTTTGCTCTACGTTGCCATCGCCGTGCAACGCCTACCTTCGCCATTCCATGGCTGCTCCTTGCATTCAGTGCGCCGCTTGGCCTTTGCGTTTCATTTCATGGCGTTACAGAGCTCTGCCCTTGCCACGCCTTTCCTCTCTAGGCAATGCCCTCGCTTTACTCTGGTACGCTACGTTTTGCCTAGCCCTTGCAAGGCTCATCGCATCCATACGAAGCAATGCCGTTGCTCTTCTACTCGAAACGGTGCTATGCAGTTGCAGCACAAGTCATGTCGATGCTCTGCCGCTGCAAGGCGTTATGGTTCGTGGCTAAACAGTGCCATCGCCTTACTCGGTGATTTCATAGGAGAAACGGCCTTTGCCAGAGTTACGCCACTGGCCGATGCCACGAAGCTGACCATATTCCAGCCATTCCAGCACAGCCTTTTCGTGGGAATCGTCCATGCAAAGAACCTTAAATTCGCAGGTGCTACCTGCCGGAATTTCTTCACTGTTGGCAAGGCTCACACGCTCGCCCTGTGCAGTTTGGGCACGGAGAGGACGCTGGCACTCTCCGATGTTCCCGGTAAAATGGATAGGAATCATCCGAGGCTGAACGAAAATCAGGCCATCAATGACCTTTTTGTAGGCGGTAATCTTGCCAGATTCATTTACGGCCTTTTTCTTGCCAGCCTCGGTCTTGCCACCGATTCTGGAGAGCATACCGCAAGAATCCTTGAAGAATCCCTTGACCTGATAGTCGTACAGAACAGGCTCTCCGTTCTCGTTGCGAGGAAAGACAGTCATGCCTTTGTCGGCTACGGCATCTGCGCCCAGCGCAGCCACTTCATCCTCAACGGTTGCGGCATCAGGTGACTTGCTGGCGATGAACTCGCGAGCGATGTTCTGGTTGCTGGGCCATGTACCAAGCACAGGTTCGACAAACGTGAGTTTGACTTTGATTTTTTTCATGCGATTACTCCTTTTCCGGGAAGCATTCGTTGACTTCCCATGCGTCTGCGGCCTCTATGCAGCGGTCGCAGCCTACGATTGTTCCATCCTCGGCGCGATAGATGGTATCGCACCGCTGGTGGCAGATGGGGCACACAGGAGGGTCAGGGTAGCCAGCCTCCGCATCAGTCCTCGGATACAGCATCCAGCACCTCCCGGAGTGTCCGACCCATCCAGCGGCCTACGCCGTCTAGTGCGCCGTTGCTGTCCAGCCAGACGAACGCAGCTGCAACGGCGGCGGTCAAAACGAACTGTGCCGCCGGGAGCCGGGCTGCTGCCTGTTCAGCGGTGAGGCCGTACACGGTCATCAGGATTTTCATCATTCTGCACACTTCCTTTCAGCTTTTTTCGGGCAGCTCGCCGGGCTTCAAGTTCAGCCATCAGTTCCGGGTTCTGCTGGAACCATTTGTGGTATCCGAGAAACACGCAGCCGATTCGTTCTGCGACCTCTGGCGGTATTTCGTCCACGTTGATGTGAATGTTGGCGTTCATTTGGTCCTCCTGTTCAAAGTAGGCAAAAAGTCTACTCACAGAGCAAAAAAAATCTGCTCCATCTCCTCCGTTTCAATGTGGAGCAGCTCACACAAGCCCTTGATTTCAGGAGCCGTAAAGTCGGTTTTGTTCCTGATTTTGTTCAGGAATCCCTGATATGTAAGGCCAATGCGATCTGCAACATACTTCATCTTGTAGCCGGAGGCATCAATCTTCGCTTTAAGCAAAGTTGCGTTGGTCATGGTAGATTCACCTCGCTTTCTGTTCGGCGTAGACTGGTTGTCTACTGGGCGTATATTACCACCTCGTAGGCAGAATGTCAACTATTTTTTTGGAAAATCTGAAAAAATGTTGACCTAAAGACTACGCCGTATTATAATTGCATCAGAAGATTTTAGGGGGAATACAAAACTATGACCATCGGACAGAGAGTGAAAATTCGACGCGAAGAGCTGGGTATGTCCCAAGAAGAACTGGCAACGAAAGTTGGCTATAAGTCGAAATCATCCATCAACAAAATTGAACTCGGATTTCGCGTCCTTACGCAGTCCAAAATCAAAGTCATTGCTGACGCTTTGGAAACCACCCCGTCTTATATCATGGGATGGGACGAGGAATCTCATCAAAACGAATGGTCTTCAAAGTTTCGCGATAGTGTGATGCAGATTTTGAATAATGCGGATCCGGCCGACTTGAAGGCGGCAGGTATCAGCGTTCAGGAAATCGAAGAAGAACTGGATGGCAGTGAGCCCATCTCGCTGGCCGCCGCCTGCTCTATTGCGGACCATCTGGGGGAATCCTTGGATTCTCTGCTTGGACACACACCGAAAGAAATGATAAAAGCCGCCCTCCAACAGGAGGACGGCCAAACGGCGGAGATTATTGAATTACTTCTTGACTTGTCGGCTGATCGGCGGCAGGAAGCGTTGAATTATCTTCGCTACCTTTCAGAGCGCGCAGATAAGTAATCAGCCGTGCTTTGTCAGCATCCGACAGCATTCTGACCCTGATAAGCACTTCTGACCATTCTTCTGTGGTCATACGCATTACCCCTTTCCTAGATTACTGTCGGCAGGTTGGTTAAATTATAGCAGAACGTGCAGCTATTTTCAGCTGTTTGTGAAAAAATGCCGAAACGAGGGGGAACAACTATGATTTTGACTACAACTGATAGCATCCAAGGGAAAAACGTGTCTCAATATCTGGGTATTGTTGCATCCGTTATTTTGACCGTCCTGCCGGGCGGAAACAAGATGATGGGTAACGCCATCGACAATTTCACGAAACAGGCGCAGGATGATTTGGAGAAAAAGGCGGCCAAGTTGGGCGCAGATGCCGTTATCGGATTGAAATTTGCCACGCAGGGCAACAATTTCATGCTGCTTGGAACCGCTGTGAAGTTAAGCTGA